GATTGTGTTGGATTTAATCTTATATATAAAACCAAAGAACCAAAAGTATCAATAAAAAATCATCAAGTAGAAGACTGGCAGATAAAACAATTATTTGACATAATACGACACCTGGAACACATGGAATCAAATAATTTATATCATCCATCTTTTATATATGAACATTATAGATGTTGCAATGGATGCCCATTTAATATCGGTATCGTTGGAACGGACTCATTTAATCCGCAAATGAGCATTTGTATGCAATACTCAAGAGGGGCCAGCAAGGATGATCTGATTGAAATAGCGAACAAGATAAACGCAATCAATAAAGAGTAAATATGAAAAAAATTAACATAGGAATAGACCCAGGATCTAGATACTTTGGGTGGGCCGTTGTTCAACTGGAGCACGCTTCTGGCAAAGAGGAAGTGATTGATCACGGAGTAATACATCCACCAGAGAGTACGCATAAAACAATAGGCGAAAGACTCGAATACATACGTGAACGGCTAGAGTCAATTATTGAGTTACTTAAAATTGAAATTAATGAAAACGATAAACTGACCATAACAATAGAAGATTATTTTATTCACCAGGGTGCTGGGGCTAAGGTCATACCATGGGTACAGGGAATGGTTCTATGGCTAGCGTCTGGCAAGCATAAGCTGGAGACTAAATTCATCCCCCCTCAATCGGTCAAGAAAATAATCACAGGAAATGGTAGAGCACAAAAAACCGAAGTAAAAAAAGTAATCATAACTAAATTTCAAATATCGGACAACTTAACCTCAGACGAGTATGACGCAATAGCCGTTGCCTACTCTGGATTAAAAAAAGACAAGTGCAATGGGGGCAAAAAATGTTCATAGAGCAAAATATACGTTTTAAGTTACGGGACGAAAAAGAAAAAGAAATAAGATTAACAAAATATGAATTTGGATTTCCAGAATCTGGATTTGGAGAAGTTGTATACCTAAGAACATACTCACGAAAAAAAGAAGATGGATCCAGAGAAAGCTGGCACGATACTGTAATAAGGGTGATTAATGGAATTTTTACCATAAGAAAATGGTGGTACAAAAAACATAAATTACTGTGGAACGAAGAGCAAATGCAAGATTTTGCGTTTCATATGGCGATATCAATGCTGAATATGAGGTGGCTTCCCGCTGGCAGAGGATTGTTTGCCATGGGGACTAACTTCATTTATGAAAGAGGAAGTTTTGCGCTGTACAATTGTGCATATACAGAAGTAGAGGATCTCGCAGAGGATTGCTCATGGTTTATGGAATCCCTAATGTATGGGACTGGAGTGGGATTCGGAACAAAATATAGTCCGAATGAGATAATAAAACTCAAATGGCCCAAAGCAGTAGAAGAGAATGAAATAGAAATATTTGTTATAGAAGATTCCAGAGAGGGGTGGGTTGATTCCGTAAGAAGACTACTTCAATGCTATACAATTGGAAAACCAAAAGTAAAATTTGATTACTCTAATATAAGAGCGCAAGGAGAAGAGCTAAAAAGCTTTGGAGGCACGGCGTCCGGCCCTGAACCTCTTCGCCAATTGCACAAAGAAATAATTGAATACTGTGAAAAATATTTAAAAACATTTGGTGACGGAAGATTTTCTAATATTGTTGCCACATCCGATTCATGCCATTATTATGGATGGACAAGACTTGTAGCCGATATATGTAATTCAATAGGAATTGCTGTAATAGCAGGAAGCTCAAGACGAAGTGCTGAAATTTGTCTTGGAGATATCAATGATTTTACGTTTTTAAATCTCAAGAATTTCAACATATTCCCCGAAAGACAACCAATTGCGTGGATGAGTAATAACTCTGTTAGACTAGAGACAAAACAAGACTTTTTACAAATGCAAAAACTAGCAGATTACATAATTGAAAACGGAGAACCTGGAATAATAAACATACAAAATCTTAAAAAATATGCCAGAATGTGGGAAGAGTGCCCAGACCCCGCAACTGGCATAAACCCTTGCGGAGAGATCCCCCTAGAATCAAAAGAGGTGTGCAACATATCCGAAGTGTTTCCCATGAAGTCAAACTCAAAAGAAGAATTTTTTGATGCATTGACTTATGCTACATTTTATTGTTCAACTGTTTATTTGCTGCCGACACATGACGAACAAACAAATAAAATAATAGCAAAAAATCATAGAATGGGAGTTTCTCTATCTGGAATAGCACAATGGACTGAAACGTGGGGAATGGCACAATGCATAAGATGGATGCGCGATGGGTACAAACACGTTAAAGAACAAAACAAGATTTACAATACGGATGCAGGAATTCCTCCATCAATCAGACTAACAACCGTAAAACCGGGCGGAACCGTGCCACAACTTGTCGGAGCGTCATCTGGAATTCATTTTCCGCCATTTAGATATGCAATAAGAAGAATTATAATTAACAAAAATAATTCATTAGCAAAAAAATTAATTAATGCACAGTATCCGTATGAACCAATGCTAGAAATGATCGCACAAACAAAGTCCAATAATAGAAAAATATTTGATAAATACTTATCATTCGCAAAAAATGGAATGGTTCCGGTTGAGTCGGAAATATCTTATGTATTTGAATTTCCAATACATTTTAAGAAAGCTAGGGCAGCAAGCGGTGTGTCGGCGTGGGAGCAGTTCTCCATGCTGGCCACTCTTCAAAGAGAATGGTCTGACAACTCAGTTAGTTGTACAATCTATTTTGATAAATCCGAAATATCACAAATACCATATATGTTAGCACAATTTGCCCCGGTAATAAAGTCTGTAAGCATGTTGCCACATACGGAAAAAGGGGCATATGCACAAATACCGTATGAAGGAATAAGTAAGGAGGAATATGAACAAAAAATAAGTCACATACAACCAGTAGACTGGCAAACTATTGATGCACAAGAAGATCCGCTCGCAAGTTCCTATTGCGAGAGCGACAGGTGTACACTACCTAACTCATAGGGAGTTGCAGTGCGGCTACAATGTTGTAGTGCAACTGCAATAGCGCATAACCACGGGCGGGAGGCACAATGCAAACATACAAATATCTGGCAGAAGCAGACTATGGACATTTTTTAACTAGAGGTAAAAAGGCAATAGAAAATGTGCAGGCTCCTATCGAGGACTTCGATAAAAATATGATGGAGCTTATTGAAGAAATTAATGCACTAAAGGGAGAAGTTCGCAACATAGAGGCAAACATAAGAAAAGCGAAGATAGAAAACAGAAGGATAAATAAAAATGGATAATCTATATAAAGACAAAAGTCACCTTTCGGTAAAAAAGATAAGTTTTTGGAAAGATGGCAATGCATTAATATTTAGAGTTACATTTACTATATTTTCTCCTAAAATTGATGCAAATGTAGAAAAAATAGTAGATTTTAGACACAGTGCCAGCAAATTTGAACCAATTGAAAAAATGGAAATAGAAGTAAATGCTGCAAGAATAATAAATTGTGCAGTTGATTATAATGAAACTGATATAGCTGGCGCAATTAAAGTTCTTGTATCTGCAATAGAACAGTATTTAAAGGGCTTCTTGCCGGAAAGTTTATTTTTTACTACTGATGAAATATCCAAATAAAAATATAATATGAACATCTTTAAAGCTGGAGCACTACGCCGCATACACCAAATACGGCAAGATGACTGCGGTATTGCCTGCGTTGCAATTATCGCAAATACCACATATAAAAAATCATGGACTATAATAAAAAAATATTTACCAAAATCAAGTAAAAGATATACTAGAACAAAAGTTATAAGAAAAGCGCTTATTCACTTTAATATCAAACTATCAAAAGCAGTCACAATAAGCGACTGGAGCAAAATAAATAAACTATCTCTTGTTGCTGTTAATTTTGTGCCGTCTTTAGGAATATGGCACTGGGTAATAGCTGTTCCGGTTGCAGATAAAATTATTGTGATTGATCCAGCTCAAAAAAATATAGTAAAAAATATAGACTCTTTAAAACCAGTTGCATATTACGCAATCACAAGAACAAATGTTCAACCTAAAAGAAATAAATAAACGAGTAGCTTCATGTGTAGACTGTCAATTGTGGTGGAATAGGAAATTTTTTGTACAAAGTTATTATCCAGATAATTGTAAAGCTATTATAGTTTCAGATGAGATACTACAATCAGATGAATTATGCGGAATACCAATCAAGGGAACCGTATTTAACCGATTGTTTCTTGCTGCGTCAAGGGTAACTGACGAGCCTGGGAAAATGCTTGAGCGATGTGGGCTTACCGTAATATTAAGATGCCCCGCAAAAAACTATGAGTGGAGAAGTTTATATCAAAAAGATAGATCATTAGAAATATGCAAAAAACATATAAAACAAGAATTATCAATCGTTGCTCCTCGAATAATGGTATTGCTGGGTAAAAGCGTTGCGTATACGCTCCTAAGCTACAACGAAATAGGCAAAAATCTAGACTTATCAAAACCATTACAAGATGTAATAAATAAACCAGTTACAGTAACTCATGGAAAACAAAAAATTACAGTTATAGTTACTCATTCATCAAGAAATATAATATACAACAAACTAACTATTGATGATCTTATCACAACTATGCAATTGTTAAAAACTGCGTTTGAAAATCTGGATGCGAAAAAATGATAGATCCAATATCAATTCTTGACAATATTAGCAAAAAACCGCAAAGTAAAATATCTGCATTAGAATTAGCCACAAGACACTATGAGCACATTTTATCAAACGATATAAGAGCAAGAAATTATTTATTTGCACGAGGCATAACAGCCCAAACAATGGATGAATTTAGAATAGGATCATCAAACGAAGCAGAAAAACCAATAGTAAACATAATTGATAAAAAATTTATAACAGAAAAAGATTTGATAGAATGCGGATTGATTATTAATAAAGCAGATAGCGGCTCAATGCCCCTGTTTCATAATAGAAGAATAATATTCCCAGTGATGCTCAATAATAATGTAAAAACAATAACGTCAAGAGCAATATCGAACAAGGTTTTAATTCATCATTTACATACAAAAAGTCAAATAAATATTTTCTACAATCATGATATATTAGACAAAACGGAAGAGGCGTATATAACCGAAGGGCCATTTGACTGTTTGTCAATGGTGCAAATGGGCTATCCTTCGGTTGGACTATTCGGGTGTCAGTACTCACCCAAAAGATTTGGCAATTGGTTTAAAAATCTAAAAAAAATATACATCATATTTGACAACGACTTAAATAGCTCGGGGCAAAAAGCCGCCCTTAAGCTTGCAAGAGAATTAGTTACTGAAGAGCAATCATCATTTATAGATGTATACCTAGTTGAACTACCTGATGGAATGGATTGCAACGACTTATACAAGTTAGGTACACACGGAAGAACTAGACTAAGAGAGTGCGTAAAATGTCCAATCATTTTTAAGAATACTGAGTACGGAAAAAATGTAATGAAACAAAAGAAAACACAAACACAACAAAAAGAATACGTAAGAACAGATAACAGCATAACCGTACTTGATCTTGCAATTAAGTACGCAAGACCAAAATCCGATCTCGATCTACACCCGTCGGAGGGATCAAAAGCATTTTTTTATTGTCCATTCCCGCAACATAATGACAATAATCCATCACTAGTGATATATCCAAATAATACTTTTTATTGTTTTGGGTGCGGGAAATACGGAAATGCAATTTCATTTTTGGCTTTTTATAAAAACATAACATTCGCAAAAGCAAAAAAATTACTGGAAGAGCAAGAAAAGGAGATTACAAAATGAACGCAATACCACGTTTCCCAAAAGTGTTTGATTTATCAGATTGCAGAAATACAATTAAAAGTTACAATGTAATTGCAACTGAAAAAACTGACTTAGTATCAATATTTACACTGCATTTCAATCGAGGGGAGATATCATTTTTTGTAAATAATAAAGAATATACATTTGATGAATTGCCTAAAAAATATACAAAATTTAAATATGATTTAGTAAATCGCGCATTTGCAAATGGGAGATTTCAAGAACTAATTCCAATGTATAGATATACATTCTATGGAGAAATAATCAGAGATACTTATCACGTATTCGCCATGAGAAATCAAGACGATAATTTCGTAAAACGAGAAAGACTAGAAACATATGCTAAAAGCATGAATTTTGGGGTATTTCCGAAATTATACGAGGGACCATTTAAGTTTCAGACGTTATTTGAATTAACGAACCTGCCCAGTAACCTAAGAGACAGCGACTCTAAGAATATATTAATTACTGCAGAACCACCAGTAATTGACTCCGTTGCTGGCGAAAATACATGGGTAATGGCAAGAATATTAAGAAAACCAAGATCTGGAGAAAAAAATGCCAAAAACTTAATGTTTGAATTTGCAAATGTATTTGTTAAACCACAATATATAACTTTAGTAGAGTCAAAGTTAGAGGCGGATGACGATCACCCTGATAACGAAGATCTGTTGTTTGCTAAAATAGAAACTATGACAACTAAGTTCATACGAGATACTCATAGAAACGAATATGAATATTATAAGTCACAAATTATTAGAGAAATCGGAATATCAAAAGAGGAATGCGATAAACAAATGGGAAAACAAATAAGAAAAAGAATTAAAGAACTTAAAAAACTCTACGAGTAAAAAACAATGAAAATAAATTACAATAGCGGAATTTCATTCGACGATTTATTGCTTATACCTCAAAAAAGTTTACTAAACTCAAGATCAGATGTAAACATATCTACAACACTAAAAAACAACAACAACTCACATGAATTATTTCTACGCATTCCAATAATATCATCCAATATGGACACCATAACTGGACTTAATATGGCAGTAGCAATGTCCAAAGTTGGCGGACTTGGAATATTGCATAGATTTATGTCAATTGAAGATAATATATATATACTAAATAAATCACTAAGCACCACTGAGCCGCTTGAGTCAGTCGGCATATCTGTTGGTATCACGGATTACGAAATAGAAAGAGCGATAAAAATGGAATATACATTCAGAAAGCACAACAGAAAAGCGGTAATATGCGTCGATGTAGCACACGCACACTCACAAAAATGCATAGATGCAATTAAGAAAATAAAATCATACTATGAACGAGAATATCCAAACATGTATTTTATTATCGCTGGAAACGTTGCTACTCATGACGGAGCCAAAAGTCTCTGGCGTGCAGGAGCCGACTGTATTAAAGTTGGGATTGGATCTGGAAGCGTATGCTCTACCAGAGTAGTAACTGGACATGGATTACCGCTCGCTCAGTCAATAATAAACATAAGAGCCAAATCGCTATTCCCAATCATTGCTGACGGTGGAATTAGGTCTTCCGGGGATATTGTTAAAGCCATTGGGCTTGGGGCTAATGCTGTCATGATAGGAAGGCTTCTGGCTGGAACAAGTGCAGCAGAGACCAAGAATAAGGAAGGCACCAGCCACATTTACAGAGGAAACTCAACATTTGAAGTATCTGGATGGAATCAAAAAAGCCGCATTGGCATAAACGCAATAGACGAAGGAATTTCAACCGAAGTTGAATACTCTGGCCCAACCGAAAACATTATATATAAACTATGCGCCGGAATCAAGCGCGGATTGTCTTATAGCGGGGCAAGCTCAATAGCCGACCTACAAAAGAAGGCAAAATTTACAAAAATAACACACTCATCCTATATAGAAGGACTACCAAAATATAAAAATGAACAAATTATTTAAAAATTCCAGTTACATTATAATGTTCCACTATTTCATCTATTAACTTACTAATAATAGATTTTAATGCCATTTTAATAAAAATTGAAGGAATCTTCACTCCAAGAAACTTAATGTTGATTGGTATAATCGTTATTAGGGCGAACGCAATTTCTGTTACATAAGATTTTTTAACTGGCCCATCACCAGGATCCACTGTTTCCACTATCTTTATTATATCTTGTACCATCATTTTGATTTGATTAAAACTTTTAATTGAATATTTTTTATTTTTCCAATCTTTAGCAAATGCGTCAATTAATTCCTCTATCGTTGGTTTAGTGCTATCGGTTCCTGGCATTACTCTTTACCTCCAAATTTAAGTAAATTTACTTTTGGCATAAATTCACGTTTTGTGATTGAATAATTTGATTCATATAGCTTGCCACAATTTATGCCACCATAAGCTTGTCCAACATGAATAGCTATATTATTCCATGTTGATAATATGCCACTATAACCATGTTCTAATAATCTAAACGAAATATAAATATCATCACTTCCGTACTGCAAAAATGTCACAGGTAATTTTAACAAATTTCTATTATCTATACTATACATCGCAAGAGAGCAGGATCCTACATCTATTGCCGATCCCTTTTCTAACTTATCGTCTTTATACAATTGAAATTCATCGGATATAACTCTGGCCCTCCAACCATGGGCACTAACAAACCCAACTCCAGCATACTGAAAAAATCTTTCTAACTTAATCAAAAATCCCGGTTGAACATAAACATCATTATCAATAAAAACTATATAATCACCAGAACATTGATCTATTGCCTGATTCCTTGCAATAACCCCAATATTTTCTTTATTATCAATTATATTAACATTTTTACAAAAAACAAATTCTGGAATATTTTCCATAACAACAGAACGCATTCTTTCACCAACACCATTAAAAATTAAGAATAATTCTGAGTCTGGATGATCTCCATATTCGTGAATTCTTTCAATAGAATTACGAGTTGTAACCACATTATCATGAATTAACATTATTATTGAATATTTCATAATTATATACTCTCTACAACCGCAGACATTCTAGCTCTCCACCCTGAAATTAAGTCTGGAAGCTCCTTTGCAATGTCAACCCCGCCAGATATGATAACAGAATCTTCTCCAAGAACATTGTTCCACGTTTCTGCACTAATATAAGAATCAAGTCCAGAAACTATAAAATCATATCGACAACCTATGGTTGAGGCAAGGGACTCTAGTTCCTCTATTTGGGAACTTAAATACACAATTCGCCCAATAAATTCATTTATTCTAGATATTTCTAGCGATGTGGCCACTCAATCACCCCCATACTAAACATTTATACTAACAATGGTAGACAAGATTCCTCCGCGAGCAGGAGACCCATACGCCGGACGGAGAAGACCATACCCAGGAGTTACAACGTCCCAGTTCCCTGGAGTAGTTCCAGCAGCCCTAATGTCATAATACATAACATAAGCATCTACTTTTACTCTAAAATGAGTGTCGTCAACCCTCAAAAAATTACTAGAGCCTAGATAGCTGCTCAAGCTCAACCCGCAAACTGTTCTTAAATTAGAATAACTAATATATCGACTATTATGAACAAAGTATCCATATCCGGCTCCAGGCCCGCCACTACAAATTGCCATTTTACCTAATGTATCAGAAACTTGATTAGACGATGAACCAGCTGGCATTATATTGATATCACCAGCTGATACCCTAATGTATTTAACTCTATCTGAATTACTTAACGATTCAAGAAAATCAACTACATACTTGGGAGCATAAAGATTATGGTCGCCATCTCCAATAGATGATCCCCAGGTTGTTTTTGCGCCTCCGCTTGGAACCCAATAAGTTTGAAATATAGATACATCACTTATATAGCTTAACAAAGAACCAAAATATGATGTTCCAGTTCCTGTTCCATATGCATCCAATATTCCACATTCATGCCTAGCGGTATACGTTTTATAATGCCTAATAACTCCGGTATCATCTATTCTAAAAAATCCTTGATTACTAACTAGCGTTGCACTATCGCCATGGGCAACAAGCATTCCGCCAGACGGTGGGACTGAAACACTGCCAGGAGTTTGAGCAGAGTCCCACTTTCCTATTAAAATAAGTCCAGATTTATCAAGACCAGTATCCTCACCAGAATTTACTTTACCTATAATTACAGGGTAATCTTCATTAAAAGTATTCCCTCTAATACTAACAAGATTTGCATCTACTCTACCAGTTCTAATTCCGCTTCCATCAATATACGTTGCAGACGGAGGCATAAAAGGCCCAGGTTCACTCTTCTCTCCAGAACTGCCTACATACTCAAGCTGTATAGCGTCAAAAAATACCTCAGCATTGGGAGTTTGCACTACGAGATGCCCACCACCATAGGCCCCAAGATAAATCCTAGCACTAGTGACATCATACGGAATATTATTACAAACTACACTGGTACGTTGCCATTTATTTGGATATGCGCTATAATTTACATAACTAGTAATAAATCCAGTCGATTTACTCCCATTTGCTTTGTAAAACTGAATTCCAACATACGCCTGTAACTCATTAGGTGTTGTTGACCCAGGGGCAAATGGAGTTTTAATTTTAATATATGCTGACAAAACATATCTTTTATCAGCCGTTCCGGGTTCAATGGAAATATCAGATACTAACGTAGGATTTGGATCATTAAAGTACCATTGCGTATACGTTGCGCTATTGGGATCATTATTTTTAGTTAAAAATGCAATTGTTCTACTTCCTTCACCACTTTTTTTAATTTTCATATATGCTGATTTTTTACCTATAATCGAAGTAGAACTAGTTGCCGTATCTTCGTTAACAATAAAATCTCCAATAGAACTATCTACACCATCCTTTCCGGGCCAAGTAAGATATCCCTGCCATCCAGACGGTAAACTCTCAAATACTGACTGATACTCATTTAACAAATTCGCAGTAGAACCTATAAGCAATTTATTAACAGATATAGAATCTGCTTTAAATCTATTCGCATCAATTTCACCAGTTCTTAGCCACGCACCATCAATATCCGTTCCATTGCCATACGGTGCAGTATAATGTATATTACTAATATTAGAAATATCTGCTATTAATAGCAATAAATAATCATCACATGCACTACCGTTCATATCTAAAGCAACAATTGCATCATGCTCCGTTTTCGTTTTTAAAACAAATTTTTCTTCATTGGTAACACCTGGAATATAGTAATAAATATATACAATATTACCATCAGAAGAAAAGTTCGATAACGGATACGCGGTCGATAAACCAGTACTCCACGGTATGCTAGAAACCGATATTGGATCAGGCTCTCCGTGTATCCATATCCATGCGTTCGTTAACCCACTTGAGGCATTACCAATAAATGAACGCAATCTAATATATTGAACAGCGGGAAATCCAAAATTAAAAACAATAATATCATAAGCCATATTCGATGTATATTTTCTTGACATAATTGACATTCTATCGGCAGTAACGGTTCCAGTATAAATCTTTCCGCCCTCAATATATGAAAAGTTTGCTGGAGTGCCATCATTTCTAGCCCAACCCGCGACATCATCGGCACCAACATGGTTATCAAATCTAACATGTGTTTTGTTTCCGGTTCCCCTGGTGCCGATAACGTTACCACTAACTACGGTTCTATAGTTATCAAACTTGTCAAACGAAAACGCAGCATAAGAATAATATCTATCAGATGTATCAAATCTTCTTAGATTATTATCATGATATCCGCTTCCGATTACGCGAATAACAACATCTTTATCAGTCCATGTTGGATACGTTGATGAGTCTACGTTATTTTTTCTGTGTATATATGCTCCAATTACTTTTGTCGGATCGTGCGACCACGATAGTTGCACTCCAAATCCACTAATAACTGCATTAAAGTTATTAACGGTTGAATACTGATGAACATTATAATCATAAACATAAACATTTGTATAATTTAACGGAGTTGTCCCAACATTGCCCTGAGTATCAATGGAATATATACTAAAATCATAATAATAATCGTTTATCTCATTTCTTGGATATCCAAATTTAGGTTTTAATCCAGTAATATGATAAGATAAGTAACTATATCCATTATATGGATAATAAAAATCATAAAAACCAGAATTTACAATGGTTCCAAGATTTTTTTCTACTACTTTTATTCTATAGCTTTCAATACTTGTTTTAGTTGCGTCCGTAGGCTCAACAAATTGTAAAGTTATGCCGCCATCCCCATCAAGAGCATAACCATTAGTAGAATATTTTGTTGGAGGAGACGGATTCCCCCCGCCTTCACCGGGAACGTAACCAACCATTCCAGAAGTTGTTTTTGTAACAGAGGATGAGCTTGTGTTACCATCAACGTCAACCACTGTTAGTCTATATTGATACGTTGCAGCAGTGGCCTCAGAAACATTAGATATAAAATCAGTAAACGTACATCCAGTAACGTGAGCAATATCGGTAAAAGATCCGGTGCCTGGATATCGTTCTATTTTAACATATGCAATATCTTTATCGGATGGCATTCTCCATCGAAGAATAATTCTACCAATACCACCAGCATACTCAAATCCAGCGGTTCCATCGGGTTTCGTAACAATTCCTGGAGCAGTAGTGTCGTTAACAGTTACTCCAGTGGGAGTAGATGGAGTCGTCATACGTTGTGGTGGAGTTGTCTCGTTCCCATTTTTATCGTATGCACTAACCCAATACGTATAAGCTTGTCCTTGGACAAGTTCTGCGCTATCGTCCCAGTATTCGTATGGATTGACGGCAGATTCTGCTTTAACATCGGCAACAAGAGAAGAAAGCGTCCAGTCCGACGCATGAGAAGACCCTTCTATTCTCCATATTTTATATCCGTCTAAACCGCTGTCGCTGTCGGTAGCGGCAACCCAGCTTAGTTTAATAGATCCATCAGACTGTGCAGTTGCGGTAAATGAAAATGGTGTTTCAAAGTCTGGTGGATCTTGGTCACCAAGCCCTTCAACACGATTACCTGATATAACATAAGTCGCATGAGCGTTTATAATACTTATTATTCTATCAGCTGTAAGCACATCTGCACTAAGATGATACCCACTAATTGAGTAAGCCTGAATGTGCCTACTGGTTAACGTGTCTGATGATATCGATACACCGTTAATACTTAAAGCACTAATTCCCCTGCCATCTATAGTGGTTCCTGCATAAACTGTTTTAAATGTCATTTCAGTGTTTGCGTTCTCAAAAACTTCTATATAACCAAGTAAACGTTTTTGTGGACTAACACCATAATTTGAAATAGTGTTTGATAAAACGTCAGTTATTCTTATATATGCAGTGTGACCATTTATTGGTTCTCCAATAAATCCATTACTTGTACTAGTAACAGCATCATACTCTAAATATGGATAATAAACCTTACTACCAAGACCAGTTGGGGAACTAAATAACCAATTTCCAGATGGAACAGTATTCTCAATATAACATGTAGCTGCAGTATTCCCAGGAGCGCCTGCGCCTGAAGGTAATAAAACTTTTCCACCAGACCATGTTATACCAAGAGTGTTTCTTGTACCAAGCCAGTTTGGAATAATTCCAAAATTAAAATACATTGGCTTCATAGCTGCAGTAAGATGATAGGTTCCAATTTGTCCAGCCAAAATATGTTTTGCCAAAACACTATCGGCAGCTATTTTTGGAGCAGTAATTGATCCAGATGTAATTTCAACTCCAGTAATACACTCAGTGCCTAATACAAATTCATCCGAGTAATCAATATATTGAGTAACATTGTTTCCTGCTTGAAACATAATTCCATCAATCATTGCATATCTAGATCCACCAGTTGTATTATAACCACTAACTATAATTTTGGCATAACGATGATATGATGCGCTTACGTATCCACCGCTCGTAACCTCATCATATATTATAAATCTATCAAATCCACCAGCATAATGAACTAAAGCATCAGTTAAATATGCCGCCTTAAAATCCCAAGACGAGCCGTCTAAAGAATAATAAAGATACATACTAGCCTTAGACGTTCCAGAACCAGCCGAAGAGCACCCATAAAAAGATAGAACATATGGAGTATCGCCCTGTATTTGAACTATCTGATAATACCCATCTCCATTGTCTAATTTTGCGACAGTTCTTCCGAAAGCAGCATCAATACCAAAATCAGTTTTAATATCCTCTGTTGTTGGAGTTCCACAATAATCACTCCAAAATATATCCCTCTTATCAGCATCGAGAGTGCCTGAACCTATTTCAAAACTACCATTTTTCAACATATTAATTGTTGTTTGATATTGCAAAAATCCAATATCCAAAGATGTGTCAATAATAGTAACTGGGGTACACGATACCCATGCACCATCATCATTAGATTTACGGCTTATATTACTACTCTTATCAACTGCACAAACACAATAATATCTAGTAGAGGTAGTAGAATCAATAAAATAAGAAGCATAAACAGAAGAACGAATATCATAAATTCTTATAGGAATATTTGTATTATGACTATATTTAACAAAATTAGATAATCCAGTAAGACCAGTAGTAGAATTATATCCACTAACTATAATATTATCTTCATTTGTTGTATCTGGAGAAATGGACAACATTCTGCCAGCAACAACGGCAGCATCACTAATAACGTCTATATAAACTTCTCCATCACCCTGTTCACATGCTTGAATTAAAAATCCACTAGTTACATATGGAACGGTGAGAGAATCGGATCTAAGCACATAATACTTAAATAAATCAACCTCATAATTATCATCCCAGGTAAGCCAAGCTTGATTATACAGACTATCAGCAGATAATCCAGTTGGTCTAACCGGAGGATTGTAATCCCTACCACCATAAGCATAACCAGAAATAAACGGACCCACGTTACCAACAAGATCAAAGGCGGCAACTCGGACTACATAAACCGTATCAGACTCCAAGTTTTGAAAAGTACACCCATAATCAGCTGTAACACCATTAACATGATCAACAACAACCCTGTTCCACCCATATGTACTAATTGCGCCACTAACAGACAATTCTGCATAATAACCCTTGATATCATTATCTGGAGGAGAGTCCCATAGAGCAGAAATAGTGCTTGTCAAAAATCCCTCTGGGCTTATGGAAACAGCCGATGATAACTCTAAATTGACACACTCGCCAGGAGGCGTAACATCCCCGGACGCCAATATATTTAACTCACTGCTCGGATCGCTTATGTTACCCAATGTATCATATGCTTTAACTCTACAATAATAAATTAAACCAGGAGTTACTTCAACAGTAGCTACTGTTCCATCTACGTCAACATCAAGCTGGCTCCACCCGTCACCAGTTGATGGTTTATACTCAAATTTATAGCCCTTAAGATCGCTTTCAGCGTTTGCTATCCATGTTGCTTGTATATAAGATACCTGGGTCTGAGAGTCCAGGTCTATTTCAACCCAACTTATCAACGGATCCGTTATGGCCCAAGATGGAGTAGCCGGGGGAACGGTATCCGCAGTGCTACCGCTTGCGACCACACTTCGAGCACTCTCGTTGTAATAGTAATCAACAGCACTAACTTGATAATATCTTATTGTATTACCAGGAACAAAATCGATAAAATGAACACGAGATGAGGTTGATCCAGGCTGCATAGCAATTTTTGGATAACCAGTTAATACAGATATAAAATCACCACCTCCATCCACAGCAGAATCATCACTGGCATAAATATAATATGCATACATGTCCGGCTCTGAGTTTTTAATAAAGTTAACGTCAACTACATTCAAGCCGCCAGACGCAACAAGCCCAGTTGGAGCCGCAGGAGCAACGGTATCTATAACAACACTTGCATAAACTGGATCATGTGTATTGTATACTCTATCCCTAAATTGAGCATAAACATAAACAAGATTACCAGAAATCTCTGGCTCATCACTATCTGGTAAAATCCACGCCCTAATCGAACCTTCCGAATATGGCTCCCAATCCGACCAATCACCAATTGGCCCACCAGTACCAGAGTTCAAAAACCTAGCCTGATAAAGATCACCATGGAAAAATGGAGAAATAGTTTCATTGTCTATTACATTGGGTCTACCAGTAACTTGATTTCTTGTTGGTTGTATAGTAACGTTTCTATCAATTGCGATTGGAAGACCAGAGCCTTCTTGCCAATATCCGGTTAAAAGCTCTATTTCAGGTGCTCCACCAGTTGAAGAAGTCGGCCCAAGATTGTCAATAGTTAACAATCCATTTGGTGCGTCAAATAAAATACCAACATTCGCATTAGATACATTCCAATTTACCATTGAATCCAAGGTTGAACCAGACGCAACTACAAAAGCTAATCCATCATTCGCGCTTGACAAATATGATAAATCAAGGGTATATGTTGTTTCCATATACCCAACTCCAGTTTGCGATACATATGTAGCCAATGTAGAAATTTGCCCACCAATTCCATTTTGTGTATACAGCCACACATCCGGCTGCTGTGACAGCGGAACATTGGATTGCATTGTTATCGTAATTGTGTCAGTTGAAGCAAATGTACCATTTGGTCTTCCATAGATCGTATTCCTGGTGCTATCATCATTTGCAACAACGGATACAGTTTTTAATTTTGCAGAAACTATAGAGCGTGAATATCCAGAAATTACATCAGAAAAATCGGAAACATCTCCATTTAAATTTAAATGTCTTAATCTATAATATCTAATTTCACCATCATACAGGTTGTCATCAATATAGCTAAAAATACTAAGTGGAACAAGATCAATTAATTCCCAATTTGGAAAATTTGTAGCCTGATCAACGCTTCCAGAAACAAAAATTGCGGTATATGCATTAGGCCCAACGTAGTCAGAATCCCAGTTTAGCTGTATGGCTTTGTCCATTGTCCCTTGCGTTGCCGCAAGATCATATGGAGCGCTTAAATCAGCTGGAAATCTAAAGTGATCAATTTGAGATAGTATGTCACCATATATCTCAATTCTATTAGATGCCTCATAATAGTGTTTTGCTACATAATAAATATCAACAGAGTACCAAGATCCAGATCCAACAAAAAACTCAACCTCAGAGTCCTCTCCAACCCTTGACGTACTGTTGGCCACAATTAAACCATTAACCTCTACTCTCCACGCCGATTCTCCATAAGTTTTTATTCCAAATTTTACTGTGCCATTCTCTGATCTTCTTATATCTGTTGAATATCTAACATTTCTATTTTGTGGAATATGCGAATCTATAAAATCGCCATTTGTTGACGTTATTACTTTATATTTAATATCGCTACTTCTTAAAATATCAAGCTCATCAAATAAATACATATCATTTGGAGAAAATCCAGATGCTATTAGTTCTCCAAGAGTGGGATTACCCCACATAGATGGTCTATTGCCAAATATACAAAGTCCATCTTTTTGCCAACATGCCTCGTAACATCCGCTAGCCGTTGGATCCTGCGAACCACTGCCTATACACGTTCCATTGCTACCTATTGGAATTGGGTAATAGCTTGAACATCTTACGATATTTTCATCAATATACAAGACAGACCACGAAAAATTGGCCCCTTGATTTTGGTCTACTTGATAACCCGTATCCATATTAGATGGCTCTTTTGAAGTCCATCTTTGCTTTCCTGGCACAATATTACCAAGCCTAGTATTATTTTCTGTGATTATTCTTTTAATTTCGTCTATTTGACGCTTGCGAGGCACTTAAACCACTCCTATGGAAAAACCGCTCCTACTTACCTATCTCTATATACAAGTTATTCATACTCAGCATCAACGGAACCAAGCGGACCACATGGTGGAAACGGAGTTAGTACAGACAGGTCACCAAGTGATGCGGAGTTAACAAAAGTTCTTAAATTTGATATTAAATAATACATTTTAAACAATTTACATTTTATTGCCCCATTTGGCATTCTGTCAATTGTTGCCCCGGTCCCAGAAACTGAATCGCCGTCCTTTAACTCTGTAACAAGCTTAATTGTATCAACCCAAACAAATCCACTAGTTGTAATTGGGTAATTTTCTGGATCTTTCGATATTGATTCCCATATTGAGTCAAATCCCCACGCTCCACCAGCAACAACCTTGCTAGAGAATTTAGAGTAATCTTCCCACCAAATTCTATCACCAACCGGACTCCAGAATGCTCTTATGTAAAATTCATTTGTTTTAGCAAACTCTGTTTTCCCATAATACCAAAAAGTGTGATCATCATTATCACTATGTTCATTTAAAACTTCTCCATTGACGAACATCATATTATATTTTGCATTTCCTATAACTTCTCTGTTAACAAATCCACAATCATTAAAAGCAATAAACTTATATCTCATATCAGTATTATCCAAATATTGCGCAACATGGGATCCACTTGCTAACAATATACTTCTACCAGATCTATCCCACATTGATATTTTTAACCAAAACGCATTAGCAAATAGAACACTCTTGGGCCACACTCCAGCACTATTTGGATCGCTCAAAGAACTAAAAAACTCCATAAGTTCTTTTGAATTTATATCATCAGAATTTGATGGAAACATCCTATCAGGTGTCATATACTTAGACATTGAAAATTTAGCAAGTTTTTTATCTCCATCTAATTTAAAAGCATCTTGATTAATATCAATATATAAAGATACACTACCAATTGGTTGAAATTCAAGCATTTCTATTTTTCCAAGCTCATCAACATCAAATTCATTTAATGGTGATTTTAAACTCAATATTCCCCTGGCCGCATAATCACCGAGACCCTCTAGCCCCTCAAAAACAGAACCAACATACGAATTATAAATTGGATCAGTGTGAGAAACGCTTGAGCCGCCGTCCGCCAAATAAACCAACGGATACTTCGGCATGTACCCGCTATCATTTGTCAAATTATTCATTGGATGGGCATCGCTCCATAATGTCATATGCCCATATGTCAAACGCCTCCAAACATTTTCCCTGTCTCTGCCATCGTCGCCTCCTATGGAATCACCAACAATCGGCACTATAGGCCCAACACAATGCGCCGGATGTCCATGAAACGACAAAGCTTTACATCTATCTTCTACGCCTGGATCGGATCCCTGCCACCTGAGATTTGAGTCTTTATCCATAGAATATTTTGTTTCTGGGAGCATCCATGTAGCTCTCCAAAATTGATTCTTAACCGCACATGCCATTAAACGCTTATTACCCAAATCCAAATTTCCAGAAACAGATGGATAAAATGCTATTTTTAGTCCTCTGCCACCATTATCGCTTTCATGAAATTCTATATAAGACTTATCTCCATGTGAAGAAAGTTTATTCCAAAAATCATTTTGAATAGCTAGACCAAGCGTAAGATCTGAAGTAAATACATCATGCCAACCATGTGATCTATATCCATAAGAGTGCGGAAATACATTGTTATTTAATTGAATTCCTGGCACATCATCATCTCTATATGTAATAACTTCAAGTCTAATACCAGGCCCTTTAACTATATCCCAAAAACACGAATGTGTATTCCCACCATCTTGCGTCTGAACTCCATAATCTGAATCATTATACAAACTATTTAAACGACTAGAAACAATAGTATCACCTTTCTCATTTGCATAAGAATATTCTCCGATATTTCGTCTTTTAAAAACAATACAATAACTCCCATCGTGACAATAAACAGGAGAATCTGTGAGATTCAATGCCATATCCTCTTCTTTGGCCAAAGCTGACATAGAATAAAATCCATGAGTAACCCCACTATAGTCAACACCATCCCAATAAACCTCATACGAACCTGGACCCAAATAAAACCACTCCATCTCAGATGATGGATTTTTGCCTGGACGTAAATATGCAACAGGAATTTCGGTTGACATACTACTAAAATTTGTATTTTCTATATGAGAAAAATCGCTATTTTTTATATCTATCATAGGAATAACATAAATTAAATATTCACCAGGAATTACAACATTAAAAGATCCCATTAGCTGTCTAGTCCACGCATCAAGATCCCCAACATGCCAATAGGATGTCCCTTCGGACTCGTATGGATCATAAACGGGTCCAAACCCATTGCCGCTTATCCTAACAAGTCCTGTGTCATCTGTTAATTTAACATTGACCACACAATTCCTGCCAAACAATGAGCTATCTGGCGGATCTTTAAACTCAACACTATTCCATCTCTTGGACGAGGATGACTCAATTGTTGTAATAAAACTTCCATTTTTTATTTCATCAGAAATCCCCAAAACCCATTGTCTTTTACCATTATGAGACAATATACCAGTATGTGAATCATTCACATAAACACAATCATCAAGTTCAAGATCCGGCATCCCAGGTATTACAAACTGTAGATCTTTTATTGATTTGGAATATTTTTGTATAACCGCATTAGCTATTGCATCTGCTTGCTCGTCACTAATAATAGATGGCTCATATACAATTATTGGCTTTCTAAGTCCAATATTGTCTCTATGATTTAAATCATAAATAGACGAAATATCTGTAATACGAGAAAAATAATATCTTATTCTTGGGTTATTACTATTTAGTGTCCTGTTGATTGCTTCATTAATTACCGCTCCCTTTTCGCCGCCAACAACTATAACGTCATTACGCAAATCGGAAGTCGATGCATTTACATCAAGCTCAAATAAATCAGCATTTCTCCCATAAGTATTAAATTCATGCAAAGGAGAGTCGGTATCAATCTCAAATATTCTTACTCCTTCAATATTGCAATATCCATTTCCACCAGAAACATATAATGTGTAATTACCATAAGAATTTATGCTTCCATATTCATTTTGGCCAACCAAATCCATTGCACTAATTGGAAATACGGTTGGGTTAGACCCATAAAATCCAATATCTTCACCATCTAGAAAATATCTCATTAAACCCCACTCACCAACAAGACCGGATGGAATAATCGGACAAACATACTTATCAAACACAGTTGTGCCGTCACGGACAGCCCAAACCCTTACAAGACTATTTATGTTTGATCCCAAAAAAGCAATATCTGGCATAGACTGAGTCGCAACTGTAGATTCATTTTTGTGTATAGTAGTAGAATCCATATATCCCATATCTCCAATAGTCGTATCTGCCGCTCCCATAAATCCAACACATTCCCCACCATCGCTAACATGAAGATAAGTATTCATAATATGCGCAATTCCAGAATCATTATATGAATCGCTAAACCAAAATCTAGTTTTTATTCCATCTAATGGAATTTGATACTTATAAAACCCAATATCGCTATCAGTTAATGGAGTTCCATATGCCACAATATCATCTGTTTTAAATTCAATCAAATATGTTTGATTTCCAGAAATGGTATATGGAAAATCAAATTCTTTAGTTAAAACAAATGATGTTCTTCCGCTAACTACATCAGTTGCGAATGGATCCCAATTTGATATAATTGTATGTTTTCCATTTCTAAATGCTGGATGAACATAAAAAAGTGGGGCAGTTGGACTAGAGTGACCCGCTCCATAATACGAGTGCCCTATGCTAATATTTACATTCATTCCAATATTTTTATTTCTAAACGCGCTTTCACAAAACATAGACAATGAATTAATTTCCATAGTAACCTTAGGAATAAAATAACAATAATATGTCATCCCGCTCACACTAACTTGTGAATCTGAACTACGATTTCTTGAATATTTATGATGACCAATTATATGTCCAACATGTAGATAATCAAAATCAACACCCATTTTACCATATCCGCCACGATTACGAAACACGCTATTAAAAGATGAGTACTGAGTGCTTAATAACATATCGTGTATTAAATTAAATTTATTATGAACATTTCCACTAACGAGCGTCATAATTAAGTCCATACTACTGCCATTAAAATTAACCGACGCCCAGTCATCCGAAGACCCAAGATTTAAATAAGCTCCTCTATATGCATTTATATCAGTAGTTAAACTAGCGCCGCTGCTCTTGTCCCACCCTATCTGAGATGGATGCAGTATTTTAGAAACATTATATGGCAAAAACTTTGCATAACCATCATCAGTAAATCCTGTTATAACGCCATAAAAATCAGCGATTCTACCATATATGTCATTTAGATACGAACCAAAGTCGCTTCCCCAAATATATTTATCATCTTTTTTTTCTTTCTCATCTGCTATTACCGTACTATCACCATATCCAAAATTCTTTGGGGCTGATAAAACGTACTTATTACTCTCAATAAAATAATCTCCCCAACTATATGTCCCATCAACATTAATTATTTTTTTTCTTCCATATTGCAAAGTTGGATCAATGCCACATTTTGTAAGAATATCTCTTATAGCGTCTCCAACTGGCCAACCATCATATGCATTAACAACATCACGAGAATATCTTTGCAACTCTCCATTTGGTCTAAATGAATTAAATTTATTATGTAAAAACAAAGTATCACCAGTAACACCACCACCAGCAGCATACGAGGCAATATTTGGATAGTTTTCATTAATCGAAGTTTGAATAAAAGACATGAAATCATCACATACAAGAGTTATAGTAGAATCAGATCTATTTATCCTAAAATCAGATATAACACCGGTAAATACACCAACCCAATCATTATCAGTGGGAGTTGAGTGTGGACAAATATTGTTACCACCATTCGAACATAAATTTTTAGACCACCATAAACCACTTGCGGTTAAGTCATATCCAAGTGAACACGTTCCAGCGGAATAGTTATTACATTTTGTTTGATAAGACGAATATATTTTAACTAACCTATTTTTCCTTATATATGTTCCAAGTTTTGTACTAAAGAAATTATCAGCACTTCCATCAAAAAAATAACTAGAACTAGAATTAGTTCCTAACGGAATAGTTACAAGATATTGGGAAACTTCCCCGGTTCTCTTATTGCCCTGGGCTGCAATAATATCCCCAAGTTCAACTGGTTGAATAAAATCAACCATACTATCCGCAGCATTGCGCCACCCATCACCATTACCATAATTAACAACTCCAGCGCTCAGAATCTTTTTATGTATAACTGGAAATAAATGACCACTTACCGTAGTTCCCTGACCATTATGAAGCTCTCCATAAAAACAATCAATTCCCCAATGTGCCCCAGAACACGCTATAGCATTGCTTCCTACAGCATTACATATTTCGTTTGCTACGTCATAAAACGCACACGGCTCATTATCACTATACTCACCGCTTGAGTTGGCAACATACCTTGGCTCAATATATTGAACAACTATTGTTCCAAGTCCATTATTATCTGATTCATAAAATTTCTTAAAATCTACTCTAATAGGATACCAGGTTCCTTCTGTCAAAACAATGGAGGCTTTATAGGTATATGGATCAATGTGTCTTTCCCATGAGTCGTCCCTAGAACTCATGGACTCCATAGCATTATGAACCATTTGCATAGATAAGATGTCGCCAGCCTGCAATCCGCTCGGATGAACTGATTGTGAGGTTGACATGCATATTCTGGCACTGTCTGAGCATGTCAAAAAGAACGTGTATGCCCCGCTGTACTTTGCGTAAAAGTATCCAAGCCATTGGACACAATAACTATATGCGGTTCCAGGTGGCCCGTTTTTAGACCAGTCATGAGACAGTATGTTATCGTATCCAACAAATGAAAGATCAGATCCGGCAAACTCGGTTCCATTATAAACCCTCATTTCCATTCCGCGAGATGGAACCATATACGGAGAATCAAAATACTCAATTTTAAAAATAGGAACCTTTCTTCTTGCAACATGTATTTTGTTTACTTCGTCACTCGAAGCTACGTACTTCATCTAACCCATCCTTTACTCGCTTTGCCTTACTATGTATTTAACAATCAAAGAATTAAATTTTAAAGAATTATTTGCTGAAGGAGGCCCTTTCCCTAAACTATATGAAACATCTATTACTTTAATTGGTTCCCAAACATTGCCAACAATAATTCCTAGATCCTGTCTCTGCATTTGCCCACCGGACTCGACAGCCTGCATATCTCTAAAAAATTGCAGCATTGCCAAATATTTATCTTTATTTGGTAAATTGTTCCACGTTAATGTTCTTGGCCTTGAGTCAAAAGCTGGCAACTGCTCAATCGGCTCGCCATCTATTGTATCAATAATGTTTGAATTTGACGATTCGGCAAAATCAACTTCAATTGGATTTATTGGCAACGTCAACGAGTACACCTGTGCCGCAACTGGATCATAATACTGAAACATCATACGATTTATTGTTGACATACGTACTCCTACAAAACTCTAGCCCTAGAACCCGATGACTGCCTTCTCTGATTTGAAAATCTATCATCAGACATGTTTACTTTTCCAAACTCATCTTTTGCTTTCTTTATGGCGTGATCAATCACATCATTTGTTACGTTACCATGAATGTGAATTTGGATCCCGCCAATATCAACGCCTCTTGGAACAACACTTTCGCCTTTATGCAAAACTCCAACCCCACCCCTAGAAACATATCCACCATTAGCAAAGAACGGCATTCGTGCAGCTGGTGGTAAAATAAAACTAGACGGAGCGTTAATAACTTCAGATCTTAAGTCATTAATTGCTGTACTTACTTTATAAAGCTCATCCGTGTTTTTATCAGTTGCATCCGTATTGTCAACAATTGGATCTCTTAATGGATCTTTTTTATTTGACTTATCAAACAACCCGCCCAACCAGCCACCAAGCCCACCACCCAAAACAGACCCAACTGGGCCAAGCGGAGACATCATTCCCAACGCCGATCCTATGGCGGCACCAGTACCAGCCCCAGGCCCCCCGCCACCTATTGATTGCCCTATGCTAACGGCCATAAGCTGCGCGGCATACTCGAAAACATCTTTCCACTTTCCCTTATCGGGATCTATTTTTTGTTCACCAATTTTTTCTGCACCTTCAGATATTATGCTTTTATAATCATTTGCTATGTTGGCTGGGGCATACGGTAAATCGCTAGAATAGTTATATTTTTTAGCAAACCCAGGAGATCGAACCCCAACCCCGGTTCCAATTACTACACCACTCCCCGGCATCGAAGCAGCATATGACCTGCTTCCACCTGGAGCACCTGCATAAATGGATTGCAACCTATTCAAGTATTCCTGTTCCCACATTCTTTTTTGTTTAAGAAATTCAAAATTATCGTTTCTCATTTCGGTTTTAAGAGTAGACAGAGCCTCGTAGTGCGCCCTATCAACAGTTCCCAAAACCTCAACCATCTTCCCGATCATTCCACCATTTGCGCCCCTGCTCACCAACTGCGTCATTTCATTTGATAGATTCTCTGCAATTGACTCTACATAAATATCCGCTATTTTTGTGGCAACATCACCAACAGTATTATAAATTGCCCTCCACCAATCATGCAAATCAGACATCTCATCATTTAACCTTTCCAATCTTTGTCTTTCAACGTCTAATTGCATATTAATATTTTCAATAGCTATTCCGCTTGCGGTCTTATCTTTTGCGTTAGCATATTTTTCCTCTTGTTCAGTAAGTCGTTTTTCAAGATCAAATATATCTCTTCTTTTTTCAAATATCTTATCCTCCATGTCATAAATAGATTCATAAATTCTTGATCTATTTCTTGGAAGATTAACAAATATAGAAGTAATAGCACTAGTAACGCTTTCCGCAGCCTTTAACCAAGCCGATACATATGCAGCAGCGGCCTCGTTAGCGACCTCTGCCTTTTTTCTCTCATAATCAGCGAATGTATAATATGACTCTTTGTATAAATCTTTAAGCAACTCAGCTTCAACATCTGGATCAAATCCAGCACTTTTTATAACTCTAGCTTTAAGATTTGTTAAATAATCATTTAATCTTATTTCTTCATTAATTTCATTTATTTTTTGCTTTGCTCTTTGAGACTCGGTAATTGCAAATGCTTTCTGCATATTCCCGCGCATCTTAATACTACTCAATTCTGCACTATTAATATTATTTAACAATTTTTCAATTTTTGCAAGATTGCGTTCCCTAACTTCATACTCATATTCAAGTAAAGCAACACTCTTAGAGTGCAATGCATTACTCGTTGATATCATATTATTATATGTTTTTTGACTATCTGTTAAATCTTCCTTTAAATTAGTTTCCTCAATTTCTTTAGCAAGTGTTTGATCGATTGCGTTTAATCGTTCTCTATAAGTACCAATGAGAGATCCGCCATAATGACTTGCTAATTTATTTATTCCTTCCATTTTTGCGCGTTCTTCATCAAACAAATAAGACTGCTCGCGCAAAGTAGCAGCAGTTTCACGCTGCTTATTGACGTTAGCTTCATAAAGAGGTTTAAGCACTTTAAGCGTAAAAAACATTTCTTGTAATAAATTAATTTCTTTCATTGTTCGATCACTCTCAGTAAATCCAAGTTCACTATATGATTTTTTAATTGCCTCAATTCTTGGAATAATTTTATCAAGATTAAGTTCCGCGGCCATTTTTGGATCATTTAAAGCTCTTGAAACTACATTATTATAAAATGATAAATAGGCATGAGCCTCAGAAATAAATGTTCTAAACCTATCTATTTCCTCCTGAATTCTTTTTTTATTTGCTTCTCCAGATACTTTTGTCTTTTCTTCTTCAAGTTTTTGAAGGACTTCAAGCTGACTTCTGCCGTCCGCCTCAACATAACCACCTTCTGGTAAACCAAAACTTGTGCCAAACCTCGTGCCACCAGGACCAGCCCCTACTGCAGTCCCAAATGCATGATCTATTCTTTCTAAAACTTCCTCCCACAATTCTGCACGGCTAGCAGCGTCACCCATTCTATTATTTAATTTAGCCATAGTTTCCATATAAATTCCAGCTGATTTATTTGAAGCATATTCCGCAGCTCTAAGTTGAATTTGCTTAGAAATTAAAGCCTCAACCGCACTCTCGTATGTCTCTATAGATCTTCCAACTTTGTCGTAACCTAACCCAAAACTTTCATAACTGGCCCTTAATTTATCAGCTTCGCGAATTTGTATTCTTGCGCTTTCTACTATTTTGGCCCCAGCTTCAACGTATTTATCAGTAAATGCCTGGAACTCATCTTCACTCATGCCTAAAAATTGAGTGGCTCGTTTCTCACCAATTTTGTCTATAGATTCTGCAAGCCTGTCCATTCTCTCCTGAGCTACCATAATAGCTTCTGCGTCCACATCACTGGCATATTGCAACACATTTGTATAATAATCTTCCCACGCTTTATCTATTCGATGCATTGTTTCCTCAGAAACAATACCATAATCAATCAAATCTTTTTCAGCGGCAGCAATTGTATTTTTAAATTCATCATATCCGAAAGCAAATGGCTCAAATTCAAATTTAATATCAGTTCCTTTAAAAACCTCATTAAGCTGTTGGGATAAATCTCTACCAAGTTTATCTGGATCTTTTAATTCTCCTCTAAGCTTAGATAAAATATTTGTGTCATTAACCTCAAATAATCTGGCCTTATTATACAATTCATCGAGAGCTTGACCAGCCTTTCTATATGATGTTATTTTACCGCTTAACGATGCTCTTTGATTTTTTATTTGTATTAACAACAACTTTTCTTCTTTTTCAACTCTATCATTCAAATAATCTATTCTTTTCTTTTCTGCATTATTTAAGTCATCTAATAATTTTTTAGTATCTCCGTTAAACTCAATATTCGTTCCTAAAACAGAATTTAATTTCTGAATTGTTCCAATCATTTCAATCAATATATATTTATGCTCATTTGAACCAGCATTAACCCCATCATATAAATCGGCCATTTTTTTAATCTGATTACTTAACATCTGGCCCCTGCTAGCCTGTTTATCATATGCATCAATAGCATCTTTTGTAGTAACAATTGTATCAAAAACAGAATCGTCAAACTCTTTTATTTCTACTTTTGCTTTAGTAAACTTTTTAATTATTTTTTCAAGAACATAGGACACACCTGTAGCAACCAGTGTCCATACTGCAAATTTGGCAGCAAGCGCAACCAATGCACCAGCCGCAATGACAACCCTGGACACAAAAGCAAGAACATTTATTGAAGCAATTCTAATTGCAGTTCCAAATTTAAGAGCAGCAATTTCGGCTCTGCTCATACCAACATTTAAAACCCTAATATCAAGTTCCGCTATCCTCGCACTCCTGGCCATATCTTTAGCATTTTTTCCGACATTAATATACGCTTTAGCTAAAGATCCTAAACCAAAATTCCATACACCAGTAGAAGCAACGGATCTAATCATTAACTTATTCAATTCTCTAATTCCAACGCGCATTGCCGCCATGGCCCCAAAACCAGCGGCAACCTTAACAGCAAACACAGAAAACGATGCAGCACCTTTTGCAGCACCCTTGGACAACAAGCCCATATTATCAGCGGCTCTTTGAGAGGCAACTAAAAATTCAACGAGTTTAGCTGTAGAGTTTTTACCATACTCTTGCCCCCATGCCTTAACAGACGCCTTGGCCTGTTCCATTTTACGATAAAGTAAATCCATTTCAATAGACATCATTCTCTGAGAATATCCAATTGATGTAGCAGACTCACTAGCGGCTTTAAGAGCAACGTCATATGTTTCCATCATAGCAATAAAATCAGCATACCTACGAACGCCACCAGCAGCCATAGCAATATTAAGCTTTTGAGCCTGAGTTAACCCGTCCCATTGTTGCTTCAAATCAAACAAAATATCGCTAACCGGACGGATCTCTGTCAACGATGATCGCACTGCAATACCGAGATTTTGAAACTGCTTAATTGCCTCTGGGCGATAAATTCTTGCATAAATTGTTTTTAAGCTTTGTGCAACTGCATTACCTGATTTACGAGTAACCTCACCCATTGCCGCAACGTGACCAAGAAATTCATCAATGGACACTCCGACAACAGCCGCTGTTGCTCCAAGGATTTTTATAGAGTCGGCCAAGTCCTGTGTAGTAACTGCATGTTTTGCCTGCACATATGTAATTTTGTCAATAACGCCAATCGTTTCCTCTATGCTTAATCCGTACTGTCTCATCGTGGCGGTTAACATTTCCACAGCTTGTGTAGTGTCAAGACCAGCGCCAACAACTGCGCGTAAAGTAATTTCCGTTAACTGGTTTAGATCATTTACTTCATAACCCTGTTGTGCCCAAATTTTCATTATATCTACTACCTTAAGCAAGTCAACACCAAATTTTGCAGAAAACTCAGTGGCGGAAGATCTTAGTGCGTCCATGTCGGCCCTTAGGTCTGGAAGCACCTTGTGAATTTGGCCAAGCTCATATTCAAACTTAATAAATAAATTTGCAGATTCCTTAAATGCTTCAACAGTTCTGCTCAATGCAATATAGGCAATTCTATAGCGTATAATTTTGCCAATAGCAACACCCATCATATTTGCAAAATCTCTCTGCTCAACTGACGCTGATTGTGTAGCTTTGGCCGAATCTCTTGTAGCTTTATTTTTGTTATTTATTGCATTTGCTACAACTTTAGCCCTTCCTGTAAGAACATTAAGAGCGGTAAGCTCTTCTTTTAATGCTTTTGTGTGTTCAATAGATGTTTGCACGGATATTTTTCTTGTATCAATAACCGCAAGCAGCGCTCTATTAAATGCCTCAAAAGCGTCTTTCAATTTTAGAACCAAATTCGGATCGGTGGCAGTAAATCTGGCCTGCACCTCAGGTCTGCCCATTGCGCCAGCTACTTTTTTATTTGTTTTAAACACAGCTGATGCGTTTCCTGCCGCCGTTGCAATCCTTTCCATTTTTTTAGCATAAGAATCCAAACTCCGTAAAATCAATTTTAATTGACTTTGTTGTTCTTTAAATTTTTCACTTTGCCTTTGCATACTCTTGGACATTTCGCCAGTTGGATCTTTTTTAGCAAGAGTATTTTTTGCCTGAGAGATAGCTTTAAGAAGTTCTGCGGAGCGTTTCGACAAAGCATCTAAATCTGTTTTCATTTCAGATGTTAGTTTACCAAATACAGATCTAGCTACTTCTAATTGTGCCAAAAAATTTGTAAGTTTTGAACTAAGAACTAGTTCTATGTTATTGGCCAAACCTAAACACCATCCAAACTAAGCTAATAAGTCCCGTGAGAACCTATTATATTCTCGCTATATGATTCCCTGTCTTTGCCTTTCCCTACGGTTTTTTGAGACCGAAGACCCATCGCTTCTTTTTGCTCTTCAAGATTTCTTTCCATCAACCACTTATCTAACAAGTAATCACTGTCTATTATTTCATTACTCGGACGCTCTCGATTGGGCATCATTCTTAAATTATAATAAAAACCAGCCCATCTATAAAGCTCAAGCTGCTCTTTAGTCCAATCTAAAATAGATCCTTTAAATATCTGAGGACCGCCGTCGGAACTCGCAGCTATCCTGTCAAACCAGCGAGGTCGTCTAGCGATTTGTCGAAAAAAGTCTCGTCTATACCAACCCAGAAATAAAGAGCCTTACTTAAAATCGACCCCACAAATTCATCATCTGGTTCGTTTTTAAGTTCTTCAACAGAGTTCCACAATAATTTATCATTATCATCCTTGACGCATAATTGCAACTTGCATAATGTTCTATATTCTTCACAACGTCTTTCTATTGTATTTTTATAACAATTTCTAATTTTTTCCCACAATTCAATTCTTTGCTTTTTCAAGTCATCCCTTTGATTTTTTGCTTTTGCGATTAAGCTCTCACTAGCTTTTTCTGCATTAAGCGCCTGCAAAGACTTAATAACGTTTTTCTGCTCTTCATCCAAATCATCTAACTGTTCTCGCAATTCTGCTAGATTCATCCCACGTTTTAACAAAATACACTCAGTTTCTTCTTCGGTTAAAATAGAAGAATTTTTTAACATTTCTGAATATTGTTCAGAATAAAAAGCATCTAAAGTAGATTCCTGGCCTATGGTTGTTTTATGTATTCTAACATATTTTTTATCTTTATCTTCAGAAGCTTTCTTCCCACCAAACTTTGCAAACTCGCTAACTTCCACTCTTCTGTATCCCAAAACAATTTCCGATTCCACTTTCGCCTCATCGGAAACATTCATTTCAGTAGAGGGATCAGTAAAATCTTTAGCAGCAACATTCCTCTTAGCAGCCTTTTCCGTCACTTTCCAAACCTCCAATTAAGCGGCGGCACAAACCGCCGCAGCGTTAGGCAAACGCCTAAGCGTAAATACCGCCAGAAACCGCAAAGTTATCACTTGTACACGTAAACTCTTGAGTAGCATTCCCGCCCTGATCGACAGAGAATGACTCATTTGTAACACGCAAATTCTCGACCGCTATCTTCTTTAACAAATTTCTAGAGGCAGCGCCTTCATTATCGTCATAAATATAAATCACTACACCAGCCGCACGAACGAAGTCAGTAACATCGATATCGGTGGCAGTAGTAAAACCAACATGTGCAAATTTAGCCCATTCCTCAAGATCAGATGAAAGTGCTGAGAAGCCAACTGTAACAGTAATCGGGAACGTCAACGAGCGGTCAAAGGCTTTGTAGTTACCAAGCTCCTCCAGCGCCTCCCTTGACAAATCAGCATCAACGGAGCATGTTTGCAACCTAAGCATTTCATCAGAATCAGAATAAGGAGTAAGCATATTAGCACCTGAAGCAAGTAGAATCTGTATCATACCCTTACGTATACCACCAATTGCACTACTGGACAATCCTGGGAACATAGTTCCAAATCCAGTAGTTGGAATTCTAGTATTGGTAACACTATTATCTATTGCATCTACTGAAAAAATTACTCTATAGCGAGAACCATCAGAAGCAAATGTATTTGCATCCCAATCTGAACCAGACACTAGCAATCCTTGGTGTCCCTCATAACTGCTAGAATATACAAATGTAACATTCCCCTTATCATATGTTCCACCGCTATAAACAATATCTACGTTATCCTCAGTAATTTTTATCAAATTGTGACCATGCAAATCGCCGACGGCTATACCAGCACCCCACGAAGAAGCATTAACTCCAGATATCAAGAGAACATACCCACTACCAAAATCATTAATTCTATATGCATAAACTGAATATGTTTCTTTTCGCTGGTTAAAATACCATATTCTATTGTCCGCCTCAAACGTGTAGTTCTCAGTGGCGACCCCACCAACATCAAACGACCACGCAACAGCAGAACAAAATGCTCCTTCAATAATTGAACTTCTCTTTAAAACGTTATCCTGCTCAACCAAAATAGAAAAGTCAACAGATGTTCCGTCAAAGCTAGTTTCATCAATTACTGCATTATTGCCAACATATCCAATTGGATTTCTTCCACATAAAGCATATAAGTTTTGACAAGATCCAAACTCATTTGTCTCTACTGAAACAGAAATCGTCGGCAAACCCTCAGATACTTCAACGATGTTGGCGTTAGTTAACTCGTTCAAATTTTCAGTAGCAAGATCTGTGTCACTACTTAATGATTGAACTCTACTTAGTAGAGTCCCATCAGCAAATACGCCAACACCAGAATAACGTACACGTTTTGGTTTAGCTGTAGTTGTCAAGTTTTATCTCACCCCCTGAACAAATTAAAGGTACACAAGTGCCCTAATTCTCTACATTTATATACAATTTAACTACTTAGTTTGGACTATACTTCATAAGTAATCCACACGACACCTTGTATGCGCATAACATGTTTTAACAAATTCTGAGAAATTGCGCTTCCTGTGGAATAATATGTATAGATAGGAAACATACTAAGACCCTTTTGAACCTCTATTATACCTATTGTCTCGGGTTCTGCAGCATCGCCGAACGGCTGAGGGAATCCATTATTATAATTTTTTAAATATATCTCAGCTTCTTTAAAATGATCAAATAACGCCTGTCCAACATCATCTCTATAACCATCTGCGGTTACAAAAATAGTAATATCAAAATCTCTCTGAAAAGAGTTTTTATCTCCCAACTGAAAATCATACTCAGATAATCTATGAATATTAACAGCAACCGTAGAATTAGACAGTTTATCCGGCAATTCTGGATATGATATTATTATGTTTTCATATGCTATCAAGTTAGGCGAATACATGGAGTCTATAAGTCCACTAACTGTGTAGTAAACCATGGACTGGCTCGCCATCCTTATTGGAGACATTAAGTACGTCATAGTTATGCCCTCACCATATCATACCAATTTGAATACCCAATATTTAAATAAAAATTATCAAATTTATAGTTATGCATTTTCGACCTTGTGCTAATAATAAGAGATGATCTATTTTTTAAATTAACATGGTCGCTTCTATCATTTATTGGCACTGACCTTATATCTGTTATTTCAAAATAACCAATTATCGGTAAAATATCTGCAGGACCATCTGGACTCATATTCCAGTCATAAATCGGAAACCATAATGTATCAGAAAATCCACTATGCAATATATTTATTATATCATCTAATTCTCCAAAATTTTTAGCAAAAATTTCTATACCAAAATCTCTAACATAATACATGTAATCTCCAGCTATTTGAACAGAATCATCGGCAGTTGCCAGATGTTCAACGACAACTTCCGGTAACGACAAACCATCTGGCGTTTCCGGGTAACCATCAGAAACAGAGTTATCAAGATACCCGCTAATAGATGCAGCATTATTAAACATATCTTGAATAGTATATATTACACTCATATCAGTCAAACGCAAAGTTTTCATCTGAAACAATGAAAATTTTAAATATAAATCATCAGTACCGCACGAAATATACTCCGATGCCGTAGTCTCACCAGCGCCCCCTGGGCTTGATTGATTAAATTCGTTTTCATTAACAAATTTTAGTTCAGTACATCCAGATACATTAATACAATATAATGGGATTTGAATAAATGTATTTAACCCCGCACTAAAATTTCCACTAACCGAAACAGTTGCAGCAACTTGATCAAAACAAGAAGCAAAATAATCCCAAAATAAATTTTTAAGAAAATATGGCTCAAACTCGGTCTCGCCTATAAAAACATCATTCCAAGAAAAAATTATATTATCATATCCAGAAATAGCATAATTACTATTTTGATCATAATAAATATTGTTCGTCATTCCAGCATCAATCATAGATACACTGTTCCCGCGTTTTCCAGAATCAAAATAAATAACCAAATTCCAGTCATTATCATAATACACATAATTAGGATTAATTACCAATTGACAACTTGCAAATCTATATCCAGACGTTAACAGATTTCCTATACATTTTGTATCAAATTTTACAAACCCTCTCATAACATACCAATTATCCCTAATGCCACCAGGAAGTCTTGGATTATATGTATGCGATTGACCAAACACAATTCCATCAGTATCAACAAATGAATTATCATAAACAAACAAACGAGAACTAGTATAAGATGTTCTAGAGAATCCCATAAAATACCCAAAAGAATAACCATATAAAATAGGTAAACCATTAACAACAATAGTACTTGTCTCAAATTTTGGATATACTGCTATAGACTTCATTGTTGTGCCTGCTTATATTTATGAACTTTTTTAGCAATTCTTACTACTTCCGATAATAAATTATTATACAACACATCAGCAGAAATACTATCAAATAACTCAACATCCTCACTGTGGATACTGAACTGTCTTCCAGTCATTCCAAGAATCATAAATTTTCTATTTTTTGATTGAAAATTTGGTGGCGGGAATGGTCCAGTCTGTTGAAACTCCCACCATCCCTCAACATTTCCAACAATCTTTTGACTAAATATCGTACTGTAATCAGGATAAAGAGATCTAAACGGCATTTTTTGAGCTTCCGCATCTTCATTCCCAGCGCCCCTTGGTCTTCTATAAATCCAATTTGTAGACTCATTCAAAGCACTTATATTGCCTATTCCAACATTAATAGCTTGTGTAGATTGACCTCGCTTTAGCTCCTTAACTTCACTAATCATCACGCTTGGATCCTTAAGCACTCTGCTAATTGCCCCGGCCCCCCTGAGGGGATTAGTTTCCTTTGGAGAGGTTCTGTCTGGATATGCATCATATCTATTAACAATATTTCTCCAAATTCTCTTTGCAATTCTATTTAACATTATTTTTGATCTATTGTTATTTGATATTTTTGATAACTTTTTCAACCCATCAGACAAAGATTTTGCTTGTTTATAAAAATTAACAGCAGCACCTGCTGAAAACAACCTGCGAACATGTGATTTATTAAAAATAACAAACGCGGCACTTACATAATCAGCCGCGTCCATAAGATTTTTAATATATCCTTCAGAAACAGCAAATGTACAAGAAATTGCGTAAGTACTTTCTATTTCTGGATCAACAAATGCTCTAACTCCCACATTTATCTACATCCTTTGCGGTATCACTCATTAACTTACAAACAATTCTATGATATGCATTTATCTCATCCAAAACAATACTTCTAATATCCCTTTTCTTTGGATGATCCCTTGGAATAACTAACTCAATCGCTCTCATGATATGCTTTATAGCAGAGTTTTTAGCAATATTTAACTCACCAGTAACAGAATCATCAACTAAAATTATTTCCTCTATAATATTTCTTTCCATGTTGTCTCCTAATCCACATCAGCCAGCTTAAGTCTGGCTACCAGAGAGTATAGATCCCTAAGCCCCCCCTTGATTGGTTTACCCTTTAAAACATAATCTCTACCATCAACAACTATAATTCTTGCACTATCAAATAATGTGTCCCCATTGACATCAGACGGATCAACAAGAACTTTTGATAAATCCATTTTTACTCTTACTTCGCCGTCTTCGAGCCTACCTCCTGGCGTTAGAATAAATTGCTCAGACTCTGGGCCGTACTTAATTGAAACATCGGTTATAGTATACACAGTTTCATCTCTTTCCAGAGTATCAGACGGGTTTACCTGCTCCTTATTAATTGGATCATATCCATCTTCGGTAGTAACTGTCGGATCCGAATTAACAACATAAATATATATAGTACGTCCAAGATCTCTGCGAACTTGACTTGTAATTGTTTGAAACAACTTTACGTGATGATCTTTAACGTACTTACCGCCCATAATTAACTAACACCACCAGCTGTTCCGCTTTTGCCATTACTCACACTGGATCCATTGGCTCCATTGGATGATTTACTAATTTGTTGACCAATTAAATTAGCGCCAAAGAAAAATCCAGTAATCCATATAATCTGCTCTGGAATAGGTTTATCAAAATATGCAAGAAGCGTGACGCTAAGTATACACACGCAGTACGCAAACACTTTTCTTACTCCAATAGTTGCTTGACTAGCAGCTTGCAGTGACATGTTTCCTCCATTGTTTATGAATTATCGTATCCTTGCATAAGCGCCTTCCCTTCGCTTATGTTATTCAACTCCATATATGCCCCTATTGAAATCAAACCAGTTTGAGTATCGTCTACGGCGGTTGAATAATTGTCTATACGGTATCCAACCCAATATCCAGCTGACTCTGCAACCTGATCATACATGTAACTATTTTCCAATAATTGCTGCAATCTATGCCGTAAGTCGCTAATTTCATCTCTTGCTGTCTTTAGTGCTCTAGATGTATCAATTACCGTGTCTCCATCTTTTATGTAAATTGCGTCAAGAGTACCAGTTGACTTCAGCGCCTGCTTGGCCGATATTGTAGCCATAAGAACAAGAGCCTGCGATTGAGTTGGTGTAAGGGTTGACGTAAATGTTAAATCGTCACCAAGTCCACTGGTTGCTATCGAACATCCAAACATACTATTGATTTCTGGAACCGAGTCCTTTAAGAACAGCCTTATCTCATAATCGGAAAATTTATATGCTTTAGGCTCTTCCCAAATATAGTTAGCGTATACCGTTCCAGAATGTTTACAATACGGAACAACAAACGTACCATTCTCCCTGCTCAAAATAGCCTGATTGCGATTAGAGTCCAAAAATCCAGAATGAATAATTAATTCGTATGGATATCGGTCAACCCAAAGAAAAACGCCATAAGCAGCCATCGGCAAATAGTCAACCTCAAATTCCTCATCTGTGGGAGATGCTAGTGATCCACTTGCAGTGCCAAGCTCCTCGCGAGTCTGCGGGGAAAACGTAGATTTGGGATCTGGCAATAATCTTCTTACCTGATCCGCCATTAAATCTATATCGCGGCCAAACCCCATTTGCCAGTTTCTCAAAGAGCCATACTCAAATCCACTAATAACAGGGGCTACTGCGTACCAACTTCCTATTGTTCCAAATTTATCCACATAACTTGTTGAGTCTGCGGCAACATTCGCTATAACAGCATATACCCCGCCTTCAGTATCAGCCTTACAAATGTTTATAGACTCTGCCTCAGCTATAGCATCAAAAGTAATTGTTATATCAGAATAAGACATAAAAGATCCACCATCCTACTTCCATATTTTTCTTGCTGGTTTCCCGTTTTCCATAAGATAATCAGGTAAATCATCAAAAACATAAGGTCTACAAGAGTTACCATAAACATGTATTAACTTATACGGCAAATACCACACATCGTATCCACTTTTTTTAGCCCTATCACAATACTCTCTGTCTGATCCAAAATGTGGATATATTTTATCATCCAATGTTCCTAACTTAATATACAGATCACGAGTAAACATGGCAGCGCCAAAGGTAACCCACCTACAACACTCTGGAGTATTATACTTATCGGCACCGTCTAACTCTCCACGCCCCCTATGATCGCCACCCTCTTCCCATATTCCGGCATGCTCAATAAATCCATCAACTTTAACAAGTTTATATCCAGCAATACCAATATTTAAATGATTAACAAAAAAATCAACAGATTTTTTATCAACATCCTTTTCGATATATACATCTGGATTTAACAACCATATGTATTGTCCACTGGATTTTTCCAATCCTTGGTTTACGGCTCTTGTAAACATTAAATTTTTATCATTATTAATAAATAAAACATTATCTTGCAATGAATGCTTACACAACACATAATCATAAAAACTAGCACAATCTTTTCTACTATGATTATCAACTAAGATTAATTCGTAATCTAAACCCATGTTACTGGCAATACAATCAATAAACTTATCAAATATATGAGCTGAATTTCTTAAAACAGTAACAATACTTATTTTGCACATTTATTCAACACCTCTTTCCAAAATGTACTTGCAACATTTTCCCACAAAAATCTTTCATAAATCATGTTTCTTTTATCGTCAAACAAATCTAATTTACTTCCAATTTCTTTAGTTTTTTCATCTTCATCATCACTATCATTAACTGAAACAGTATACTTATAGATTTTATCTCTTCCATTAGTTCCACGATTAAAAATATTAACCAATTGCTCAACAACGTGTTTTCTATTAGATAAACTTCTTGGGTCTGTGTTTAGTGGAACATTAACAAATTCCGAAATACCCTTAAACCAATGCTGATAACACTCAAAATTATAAGTTATAGGTTGACATCCACACAACGGAGCCTCTATGTTAGCCATCTCAAATCCACCCTCAACCCAAGCGTCTGCTCTAAGCGCATTGGCAAAGTAAGAACTATTGTACCTAGCTCTAACTATACCCTTTTGATTTTGTGGAGCAGGCGTCTCAAATTGATAATACTTACTATCAAAACCAAAGTCCCTCCCGCTATGCAACATCTTCAATATCGGAAGACCCAAATTTTCTCTGGTTGAGTTAAATAATACTGTTGCATCAAAAATTATGTCTATTGATTCTGTCTCTTTATCAAATCCAAATGTATAAATTAAATATTGTTTTTGCATATCGTCTTCTCTAAAAAAATCTCCAGGTTCCACCCCAAGAGGCTCTCGCACAACAACTGACTTATTAAACACAAATGGTAATAATTGCCCATCAACGTGCTTAATTTGATAATCAACATCTAAATAACTGTAAATCATAGAAGCATTTTCAAATAAATATCTCCAATTGCTGGTATTGTTTATATTGCACAACGGAAAAACAATAGTTGGAATATGATTCATATTATCCATAATTACTTTAATTAAATCACTAAAAACTACCTCAGACGGATGAACTAAATTTTTTCTGTCCGGGTCTCCTATTAATTGTAAAACTATAACATCAGCATCTATCCAATCGTCAGCCTCTTTTGCAAAATCTTTACCGTATTCAAATAACTTATTCTTTGTCTCGTGCAACGATGGACCATAAATTCTTGGCACTGGGAAAAATACATTTAGCTTTTTCATTATCTTCTGTTCCTTCTTTGCTTTCTTTTTTCCCTTAATATTGTTTTTCTTTGAATCTCTTCTTGTGTTTTTGCTACTGATTTATTTTCAGATATTAGCGATTCTTTTTTTGCCTTAATTATAGCGGATACTATCATCCCGGCCTTCATTTCCCTTAAACACACACTCTCTTGTTGACCAGTTAATCTACATGGAGAATTCTGATTTCTCCAGCAAGGCATCATTTGACACATTGAGTTAAATACCGGAAACACATTCTTATAATGTTTTAACTTTTGTCGCCAATCATTTGGTCCATAAATTGCAACAAGCGGTTTCCCAAGCATCCCAGCAAAGTGAATAAAACTTCCATCACAAGAAACGATCATATTCATATTATTCATTGCTGCTATCATTTTTCTGTATGGTTTTTCTTCTTTATCAAAACAAAAAACAGTAACTCCATCTGGAACAAGCCTCATCCACTCATCAACTGGGAAATGCGCTCTATCTTGTACGAAAATATAAATTTTCTCATCATTACGTTTTACGAAAAACTCAATTAATTTTATCCATTCTCCAGCACTAATAGCCAAATACGGCTCTTCGGTGTCAACCTTTATACCTATTTTGTACTCACCGTTCTGCGGAATTAGAGCATCTGCCCACTCTTTTTCTTGTGCAGAAATATTGTACACCGACTTCATACTCTCTGGCTTTACCTTGCAATGATTAGAATAAATCTCTTGTCTACTAAAAATAACATTTGGAGCTAAAGCAGACTCTATTCTATCCTCGACTCCAAATAAATCAACTTTAGCTATTTTGGTTGACTGTGCAGCGCCCTTTCTTCTACTGCCATCCCACATAAAATCACATGGAATAACTTTATTTATATCATCGTTCCCATCTAATAACTCTATATATTTTTCAGGAACAGCATACACTATATCTGAATCCTTATACAATTCACGAACAGCGTGTATTACTGGGGTTGTAATTAATATATCTCCAGCAGAACCTATTGGTCTATAGAATAAAATTTTTGGTTCTTTAGTTTCATTGAAAGAATCAACAACTGATATACGCTTATTCAACATTTTAGTAACTAACTCATCAAACTGCTGAGCCGACACATCCCACCCGCGAGAGGCTGCGTATCTAAGCCCTTTTATTGCCAACTCATCATGATATTTTTGATCAGTTAGAATCTTTTCAAGAGCATTTACTGCGTCCGGTATACGCATAATATGTCGTCTTACATTTGCAGCATCGGTTAAAATAATATAATCTTGTGGAATAATTGGAATTCCGCCACCATCCACAAGTAATTCTTTTTGGGCAGTTCCGGCTGTTGCTATCACTGGTGTACCAGCGGCCATTGACTCCAAAATTGGAAGACAAAATCCTTCACTCATAGTTGGCAAAAACATAACATCAAAAGAATTATATAGTAAATTCAAAACCTCAGCCGGAACGCCATGAGCAATATGATGATCGGGATTAAAAGATATTCCACTTACCTTCTCATCAGCTATTACCTTAGGAATGTTAAATCCAAATCCATCTCTTAAGTTCATATGCAAATACATAGAAACTTTGTTAAATCCATCATATACTTTATCAAAATCACTCATACCACACAACTCACACGATCTTTCATGTAATGATGCATATCCACCACAATTTTTACATTTTTTATACCCATCCTTAAAATACTTAAATATCCTAAGAGCAAGCGGTATGTTCTTTCTTGGCTGATTTCTGCCAACTACACCAATAAGTTTATGATCTTCTGGAATACCCAAATGTCTTCTAACAAAAAGTATTTTTTCTTTATCACCTATCGGCCTAAACGTCTCAAGATCAACTCCATGATAAATCAACTCAGGATTAACATCAGGTATTTCATCTTTAATAACATCATATCCGTATTTACTGTATACAACAGGCGACCACGAGGAGCGCATAACGCGCCCCCACTCCTTAGCAAGAGGACGACCATCAATTGGGAAGTATATTGCCCACGGCACACCTGGGGCATGCTGGCGCAACAAACTCTCCCACCAATTTAGATTCCCCTTACCACTATCGCCAGCAAGTAACCAAATGTCATTTAAAGCAAAAATGACATCTGGTTTAAATCGCTTAATCGCTTCCGGCAACACTTGATAACCATATGGATCCCTGTCAAGATAAGGACAGGGCATAACATGGAAATTTGGGAGCTTTTTTAATGGGTGGTCTTCGCCTCGATCATTAATTCCAACGGCAACTATTCTATATTTACCAGTTTGCCATAATCTAAACAATACACTCTGACTGACTATGCCAAATCCAGTTGATACACACGGAGAATCTCCATACCAAAGAAGCGTTATAAGATCCTTGTTAAATTCAATTTGACCATTCATCACCCTCTCCTTCCCTCGAACTGAGGGCGAGAAAAATCTCGCCCCGGCTTACTTGCCGAATACTAACCCCAAGGACTGCTTGTAACAGCAATTCTGTAATTTCGCTCAGGGAAGAACACTGCACATCCGTACTTCTCGTACATATGCATATGCCAGAACAATGTATCAATATCCTTATCTTCCTCAACGCGCAATTCCTGGGTTACTGCAATTTTGGCCGTTCCATTTGAAGAAATAAATACGTTATCAGCATTAATCATCCTAATGCCATCACCATTGGTGTATTGCTTAAGTGACAAAATAGGAACTCCTCTAAATGCACCAAGGAATCCCTCTCTGTCTACCTGCTCTTTCCACGTTTCTGAATATCCATCAAATTCAGTAATGTCAGAAACAAGGGAATATCTACCAACTATGGCCTTAGCCCCTTGACCTATATCATTTACCCACTTCAAACCAGAAACCAGTACGTTTTTCTTTGTAACCAAATTATCATTTGTTGCAGAATACGTTTGATAGTTGCTATCACTAGAAGCAATTGACGCTATCATAACGTTCCAAATTGTGCCATACTTCATTCCCAAAAGCTCATCCTTGCACATTTTTCGTATATCAGCAACGGTTCCATAGCGACCGGACTCTAGCTGGCCAAGCTCCATCTGAGGATGGACCGATGCCATTTCAGACTGGATTGTGTTGGTAATGTTAGTAATCGTTGATCTTGGAGCATATGAACCAGGCTCATGAATGTAAGCTTTTATGCCCTTACGAACAACCCATTCTTTCGAGGCTCCAACTGGAATAACCTCCTGTTCGGCAAACAAATCTATTAGATTGTCTCTTTCAACATCATACTTAACAACCTCCACAATAGTCTCAGCAAATGCCGAACGTTCTTGCGGATCCCTCCAGTTTATAGACGCCAATGCCTTTTGTAATTCAATATCAATTTCTCTGTAAGTTAATTTTTCTATATCCACCCTATTTCACCCCCTTAAAACTAACTATTTGCCTCAGGAGGGGGTATTGCCCCCCCCTGAAGGTTTACTAAGCAGCGGAAATTAGATCAAACCACAATAATCTAGCCGAGTTAGAGGCTGTACCAGTCTGTGCATGATTTACCAAGGTATAAAAACTGTACTGCCAGTTTGGATACGCAACACCAGCGCCAGTTGCAGAAGGCTCTGCTGTCAAATTAATAAATCTTGCTACAACGAAACCACTGATTGTGTATCCAGTTGAACGAGTTAGCCTACCAAGATTATCAAGATACAACAATGCCCCAAACTCTGCTGCAGTCATGTCAGTTGTAGTTGCGTCACCCTGTGACCACTGGTCGGTCTGATATTGACCAGAACGATAGAACAAGCACGACTCCCCTGATGCAATAGCATCTAGCTCATAATCTGAGTCCTCAATTGTATACTCTAGCTTATTGCACGGGTATACGTCCTTTGGAGCGGCCATGCCGCCGGAAAGCGTCGGAGCACCAGCGGTAAACATAATAGACGGAATTCCATGAAGAGTGAATCCATTAGCAACCAAAACTTTTCTATCTCCATTTGAAGAATACCCAGGAGTTGCTTTTGCGGCGTCACCAGCGGCAAAAAATCCAGCAAAATAAACAAATCTACCTTTCGTCAACGCCTCACCAGCATACGCAAAATCATTCAATCCATGAACCTTTACACTTATCAACTATCTCACCCCCCTGCAGTGCAATGTAAAACAATTAAATTAAACCTTTGTCAATAAATCCTTAATCTTGCTCATCTTTTGCCCAAGCGTTGTTCCGCCCGAGGAAGTTACCGTAGAACCAACTGGAACTCCACCAGTTTTTCTACTTGCAGTAGCTGCTGCCACTTCCTCATTCTTATCCTTAATTGTCTTTAATACAAATTCAAATGCATTCTCATCCATAGCAACAAACGAGGCAATAACAGCTTCTTTTTCCTTTTCATCTTGACTAAACTGATATCCTGCCTCTATCAAACTAGCCGTTCTTTTCGCTACAAGCTTTTCTTTCTCTATACTAGACTTATGCTCATCAAATTCTTTTATTGTTTCATCCAGCTTCTTCTGTGCCTCGGCTAACTCTGTGTTTAAGCCCTCAATTGTCTTTTGCAGATCAGCTATCTGTTTATCGCGATCCTCCAACTCCTTAGCATGGGCACCCTCGTTACTCAATTCCTCGCGGACGCTTGCTCTAACCTTATCCTTAAGCTCTTCTATCTCTGCTTCAGTATAAACTAACGTCCCATCATCAAGTCGCTTCATAGCATCAAACACCTCCTTATCACTATCAGCTTTGTTTTTGGAGGCAACCGCCAAAGCCTCCGCTCCCTTATCAGCCGGGAGATCAACTACAGCAGCACCTCCAAATGTAAGACCTCGAAGTATGCGGTAACATGTTGCCATGTTAGGGTCTTCCGCTCTTTCGTAAAATCTACTAGCCAAATGTTCACAGGTTTTGCCAGCAGCTTCTTCCCTAGCACTGTATGTTTTCTTACAAATTGGGCACTCTGACTGCGAATACCATACTTCCATGCTAAAGAAAAGCTCTCCCTCGCTATGACGGTTTTCGATTTCCATAGCATAATCGCGATACTTATACTTCCAAACTACTGCATGGGCCTCAATATATGCCCCTTCAATATCAGTAGCGTCAACTAAAGTCGCGTCATAAATAACACCAATATTTGGTTCCCAATGCAGCCAATTCAATGGTTTATTTATAGGCGTTTTTTGCGCAGACTTTAACTCATCATACAAAAAATGATCTAAATTTGCATTCGTGCCCTCGTGAACAAGCTTAAATGCTATATACATTAAATCTTTTTGTCTATTTTTATCAATTTCATCAAAAAATGAGTCTATGTTAGCAATCGCCACAGCATCAGGCTGTTCAATTTTCACATCAGATACATTAAACTTTATTCTTAACATATTGGAATTAGCTGACGCTGATGCTTTCTTGCCATGATCTTTAATCCACTTTGTCGCATCCTTGGTCGTCCACTTACTCTTATCAAACAAATAAGATTGTATTTCTGTTTTTTTTGGTGGTCCATTAATTATCCCCAAAACGGCTTTAATACCTTGTTTAACACTTATGTTAATAATTCTGAAAGAATCATATTTATCTGGTTCCGTTTGCCTAAAACGCAAATAATTCTCGGTAACATCAACACCCTCTGCTAACTCATCACATCCACACAAATATTCATCAAAATAATCACAAACATCAATTTCACTACCATTTAAAACTAAATTATAAATTACAAATGACGCAATAACATCATCAACATCAATAAATTCATTTGCTTTATTATGTTTAAAATATTCTATTTGTCTAAGTCTCTCAACAGCCTCATCCTTAGTTTTATAACATCCCATCTTTTTTCCGCTTTTTGAATAAATACACCATTCATTTTTATTGGGAGTTTTCTTAACATACGCAATAATTAAATCATCAACAACTAGTGTGCCGTCAAGTGCGCTTACTGTGCCTACGGACAAACTGTTTTCCACTGTATAAAACTCCTTTCATAAACTATATACATTAATAACAATAAAATCAACAACTATTGTGCTAATAAATTATTGCAAAGTATGTTTCGCGTACCAAATAACCTCCAAGTAACTCAACGCCCCAGTAGCAGTAACTCGAATAGAATCAAGCTCCATCGAAAAAACAACGGGTTGTGGTAAAAATCCACCCAAAGCACCAATATTTAGGGCAGTAAACGGAGCGTCTAAAGTATCGGCACGCCCACTAGTAAAATATAGCAAAAACCTAATTGGACCATCATTTGTGGTATATCTCACAAAATTATAACTCCACCGAAAAGACGGATATCCTGGGTAATAAATAAGAAACGTAGAATCCGCAGCAAGAGAAGAGAAAAGCCTTATAAGACACGTATCTTTCGGAGCAATGTTATACTCAATTAAATTAAGTTTTGAAGAAACACTGTCATCAATTACATTTTGAATAAAATTTAGTGTTTCCTCTGCTGCAGTAAAAGATCCATCAATTCCGTATAATTTAGCGTTTATACTGTCTTGTAATATACCATAATCAAGATTACACAAAATCATAGAGTCCGCTTTTGTTACAAATATAGTTAATATTGTATCGGCTAAATCATAAACCTTAATTTGTGTTGTATCCTGAAGCTTCTGTTTTCCCAATTCACTGCGGATCAGCTCATACAGTAGAGAATCTGTCCTCGCCACTCCTGTTCCCATATATATTTTGTGAATTTCATTTAAATAATAATTAGAAATTGCATCAAAATCCTGATCGCAGAATCCAAACGATTGAAAAACAACAAGTAAGAAAAATAGAACACTAAATAATTTTTTCAAGAAACACTCCCCCAATCTATAGCCATGAAAACCAACTCTTCATCCCAGACCAAACCTGTCTAATTCCATTTCTAAAAACCAAACCACACGGAGGGCCACAACTCATCGTGTCCATAACAATTTCATCAAAACAAACAGTACCAATATCTCCAGTGGTCCAACCTGCTATGCATCCCCAAGAAATACTATCTGGCATGGCACCACTTGTATGTAGTGTATCAAGCGATAGCAGTAAAACTCCGTTTACCCAAAGAGAAATTTCTCCATCTGATACACCCTTTGAAATAAAAACATCAAAATCAAACCATACACTGTCAGTAACCAATGGAGTAGCAATGTCGGTCGAAATATTTGCATGAGCCGCAGAATCTTTTACCGCAACATTGAATGTAAAGTTACTATTATAATTACTCGGAGTTGCATCTTTTAAACGAACCGTCAATCTTGAATTTGTTCCGTCACTAACTTTAAAACATCCAAAAATTGTTTTAGGGTTTGAGCCACCAGAATCCCACTGATTGCAAAATCTTGTCTTGATATGCAAATAACTGGATGACGTAATTCCTTTGTTTGCAAATGCTCTACTACTAACACCAGATGAGACAGATGACATTGCACTCTTTGTTCCGCAAAACTGATATACCCCAGTATTTGTTAATGTTGCAGTCCCGTTCGTTCTTGTGCTAGAAAATTCACTAAAATCTCCAGTTTCCATGCCAGCATAAAAAATCCGAGAGGACGGAAAAACTAAACTTGAAATAAAAGTTAAACATATAATCCCAACAATAATTTTCTTCACATCAACACCTACCTTCTCATCGGAAGCGAATCAAGCCCCAACTCTGCCGCACGACACGGAATACTATATGAAGTATCAACTAATAAACAATCATAATAATAAGAACCTTCACCAATCTGAGTACCAAAAGAATTCCAAATTCCAAGATGCAAATAATTCGCCGCAGATGTATCCAATACTGCTGATTCAGAATAAACCAATTTGCCATCAACATAACGCTTAATATATCCACTTGACTCATTTTTCATTATTATGTCATAACGATGCCATTCATCCCTTTTGATAATTCCATAACACCTAGTCGGTAACTGCGAATTCAAACCACATGTATCATCGCGTGTAACAAAATAAAGCGCCAACGAATCTGACGGCAACACTCGAAGTGTGTCTTCCAGTCCGCACGACATAAGGGTTACACTTGAGGATTGTAAACCAATTCTGCACATTTTTTTACCATCACCAATTGGGTTATCTTTAACGTCATTCCAATAGTGTATCAATCCAGATGGATGCTCTCCAAGACCAACAAATGGCCGATCATAACGAGCCATATACCTAACGTGTAACCATTTGCTCATAGGAAAGAAAATCTCAGCCCAGCACCTTATGCCAGCTGCTCCAGAATCTCCAGTAACCGCTAAAGATTTAGAACCCAAATAAGAAACCGTTGAATCAATATAACAGCTCGCGCCGTCCCCATTGTATAACACTATACCCCACTCTAACGTATCAGCCCCTAATCCGGCCAATCCGGCAAAACCATCTTCAAAACTCGTGCTTATCAAAGGTCGAGCCGTATCGGCAAAACTTAAAGAACTAAACAATAAAATTAAAAATAAACTCAAAACCCTCATGTCAAACCACTCCTTATTTACAAACATAAGAAATAACGACAACGGCAATAAAAATACAAACAACAAAAATAACAAAATTTCTAAAACATACGGTGAAAATGTCCCAACCTTCGTCGTCGCCCACTTTCACACTCCATTACTGAGTATGTTTAGCAAACCAAAATATAGACAAGTAATCAAGTGCCTCCGTACACTTAATACGAATCGAATCCAATTCCATTGGGTAAAAAACGGCAGAAGGAAGAAAACTCCCCTGCGCACCAAGACTCAGGCCAGTAAATGGAATATCCAAAGTATCAATATGACCACTTGTAAAATGTAAAATGGCCCTAATTGGTCCATCATTTGTTCCATATTTTACTAGATCATATCCCCAAAACTTTGAAGGATAATACACGCTACTATCCGTATTCGCTAAAATAACAGTAAAAGAATCGTTCAATTCAAGAGATGCACTTGGATATTGGAATATCGCCATCGTATCAGAGGGTTCAAGTTCCCTAAAGATAAGATTCAGTTTGGCAATAACACTATCATCGATAGAAGCCTGTATTGCATTCAAAGTAACCTCCATATCATTGGCCGTTGAATCTATAGAACCAAGCCAGCCTAAAGATGAGTCCTGCTTATCCGCCAAAATCAAATTACACGAAATTACCGAATCTAACTTAGATACTAAAGAATCCTTAATCTCAAATAAAGTATTATATAGAGAAATTTGAGTAGAATCTTGGACAGTTATAACCTCCAAAGAATCAAGAATCCACTCTAGGAGCATAGAGTCAGTTACAGCTTCACCGCGCCCCAATGGAGCAGTTCCATTTAACTCTTCATAAATAAGTTGCAAATAATAGTTTGAAAGAGCGTCCGCAAAAACATTAGAACTCATAACAAAACATAAAATAATAGCTATAGCAACTCTCTTAAACATATTTCCTCCTTAAAGAAAATAAGTATTACTTACCAAAAATTCGATCAGCCAAATGATATAAATGGTTGGTAACGAGCCTGGGTTCAAACGCAAACAAAATCGCCAACGCTACCAACACAAATGACAAAATCATTTTGATCCCCCTTTAAACGGCCAATACTCCCTGGACGGATAATCGATACCAAAAACCTTTTTCCATAACATTTGCGTGTCAATCTGTATCTCCTGGTGTCTAACATTGGCTACATCTTGAGTGTGACAAATTGACGCCTCCGTTGCTGATAATCTTTCTTCCAGTCTGCCAAGTCTTTCACTAGTACCTGGGTGACTATCAACAAATGAGTGGGCCTCGGCCTTAACACCAATTGCATCAATGGTACTCTTAAGTGAATTTATTTGTGCGTTCATCACATTCCATATAGTTGCAAATCCAACTAACATTGTAATAACGGCAATAATGCTAAATGATCTACCATTACTATCATTTTTATTTTCTGTACGCTCCACCAGTTTAACCCCCTAAGTTTTAATGTATCACTTTACGCCATCATCACTCGAATCGCTAGGTCTCCCATCTTCTGGGCTATTTAATTCTTGTTTATTTTTTGCAGGAGAATATGGCAGATCTCTGCGCATAAAAACTTTATCAAGCTCTTCTTTGGCCTCTTCTCTCCTTATCTTTAGTTCCTTCTCATAACTGTAACCAGCATCACGTATGGCTGTCTTAAACGATAACAACCCTCTATCATAAAGCTTAAGTATAAGATCTTTAACCTTTTCTTCATTTCTAAGCATTACCGGACCATATTCTAGCTTTGGATAAATATTACCAAATCCATTATTTATCATAATTTCTCTACCAATATTGCTAAAATATATAGCAGCATTTTTTCTAAAATCTTCAAGACGTTCAAGAAGTGCCAAAACAGTAACCCAAATGTCCTGCAGGTTTCCGCCTTGCGCCCCAAGAATAAGTGTGGTCGGCACCCCGAGCGCCTCAAGGATATCCCTGTTTGCGTTCTCATATTTCTTGTCAAAATTTAGCACATCTCCACTAGGCCCAACCTCTATTTTATCAATATCATACGCCCATACTAGGTACATTGTAGCGGTCGGGCTAGATAACAAGCGAGCAAATGCACGTATACGCTCTGGCTTCCATGTTTTAGGATTGTCCTTATCACCAATCTTAAAAACAGTAATTTTATTTATCAAACCGTCTGTAGTAGCATCGTCCAAAGCTTTCAGTTTTCTTTTATGGGCAACTGCGCCAAATGATCTCGTCAAGTACGGAACGCCATATGGCTGATAGCTTCTTCCCTTTCTCCTTAGGTGACAAACATATCTTGGATCAATTGGAATAAACAATTTATCATCTTTTGATTTAATTATACTATTTATCAATTCCTGACTCATATTATCCCTAATAATTTTTAATTCAATATCATCGTTTCCTTTATATTTAATTGCATCCCTAACTTTATCACTTAATTTAAGAAAAATTACTTTTTGCCCAAACTCAACTGGTCCATCTGGAATCTCTACAGCAAGAGGATTTAAAAGCGATATAGAATCTGGAAGAGACACATTGTCTCTTCTTAACTTAAATTGCCTTCCAGCCTTAGAACTCCAAGATACAAACGGAAAAACATTGCCACAAATAAACCAATCTAAAGCCATTTCGCGACTCAACCCCTCTATTCCCTGAACTATATTCGGTTTCCCGTAATTTAAATAATCTTTCCACTGATTTAATATTTCAAGAGCGTTTTGGTTATCTACATTCTCCCAATATGGTTCAGTAACAGCAAACTCAACCAAAATATCTATTGCAGTTCCTATAACTCCCTCATTTAAATATAATTTATTGGATAATTCCATTTGTTTATTTATTGTTGCATTTTGATCATTATACTCCCTAGCCTCGTCTAAATACTTAATAGCAGTTTGTTGTTTTCTTGGAACTACAAATCCAACAACAGGATCAATATCACCATGCGATTTTGAAGAATCGTGCATATCTCTGCTGGAGCCGAGTTTTTGACCATCACCAGAATAATAAACAATAACAGGACCACCAAGCTCGTCCCTGCTATTCATACCATATTCAACCTTTTGTCCAGTAACCTGTTCTACAAACTTAACCTCACGCTTACGCCTATCAACGCAAACCTGGTTACTGTCAGGACGAGCGCCAACTTTACTCTCCATAATACCACCCGAAATTACAATGTACTTCTATCCCCAACCCAAACACCAACCGACGGCATTGGAACATCTTCAACTTCACCAGTCTCTCTCTCTATTTTCATAATATCTCTTGCAGCAGCATGAGATAAAATAATGGAAGTCGCCCTATCATCTCTCATATTTTCTGGAGTAACAAATCTATATCCATGACTAGTCGGCTCAGTCATTACAACCATAAACTCGGATTTTGCACATTTAATCTCAAGACCAATTCTCTCTACATCTGGATCATCATCTTTAAAAACACCGAGTGGAAACTTAAACACACCATTTTCCAAATCTGCCTTAAAGGATGAAAATATAGCAGATTTACTATCATTACTAAATTTAAACTGCTTAAGAATCCTATTACCCTCATATGATGAATACTCGTCATATTCATCTATATCTAAAATTGGCGGATAATCCACTCTTCTCCCACTAGAATAGTCGGCCCACGGCTCATTAAGCAAATCGGTTATTGCCTGACCTCCACCACCATAATCATTATATATACGCGCCATCGGGTAATCACGTAGCAGCACTCTAATTAGATATACCATCTCCTGAAATGGTTTGCCGTTCATTGACTCAAGCCTAACCAAGTGTATTTTGCCACCGACTACCTTAGAAACAGCAACAGAGAAATTGTCCCCGCCCTTTGTTCGAGCACAATCAATCCCAAGAGTATAAATACCGTCGTGATCCCCTTTATTTGGCTCTATTGCAATAGGAGTTCTTTTCGGTGTGGCCTCCTCCAAAAGCTTTGCTGGGAAGTATCCAACACTTTCATCTGGAAACACAGACAAATTTTCCATCAAAAAAAGCTCATGTGGCATGTCACTTTTTTGTGCATCTATAATCGATGTATCAACTTCAAACGGAGAATTCTTAGTCATTAATATATCTCTATAATCAAAATCAAGAACACCATACTGCTCTGGAAACTTCTCCTCCATAACTTTATAATGACACCATAATCCATAAAAATGATTCCATTTATAAAATGCAGACGAGGCAACTATAAACTGGTTAGAAACTCCACCAATTTTAATGTTCAACATCGGTCTTATAACAAGTTTAATTATATCTGGAAGAATTTGCGCATACTCATCACATACCACAACACCATAACGTCTACCCCTGGCCTTCCCGCCGTCATGTCCGGTCGGCAAAGCTTCGATCATAGACTTTCCTATCTGCATGTAAATTCTTCCTTGGCCCCTAGATATTTTCCCGCCCTTAACACACATACGCAAAAATGGGCTATTTGACATCATACGTTCTATTTCATCAAAAATAAATCCCTGCTGTCTAAAACTTGGGGCAAAAACACCTATACGCATACCTGGGTACAGCATCGCCTTTAATACACAAAACAATGCCAAAATAAATGTTTTTGAGGTTCCGCGCCCCCAGTTTAAAGCAACATACAACTTAAACCACATTGTCCTCAATGCAATACGTTGTAACCAAATTAAACGAATACCCAATAAATCATGAGCAGCCATAACGGGATCCGCTCTATATAAATCAATAAGTTGCTCACTGTTGGTCAAATAATATCTTTCATGTTTCATTAATTTTATACTATTATCTGCCATTCTAGCTTTTCGCCTCGTACCCAAACTCTTCAGCTGTTTCCTGAAGTTCTTGCATAGACGGAATAACATTAACAGGACCAGATCTACTGTTTTTCATTTTCATATACATATCTTCTTCTTCCATATGTTCTTTATGAATTTTCGCTATGCTTCTTAACTTCTCGTCAAGAGAGTCAGATATTTGAGCAACGTGCCCCTCCTGCTCTTCTTGAAGTTCTTTACGCTTACTTCTAGTAATACCAAGAGTCTCCAAGTTAGAAGATAATCGCTTATTTAATAAATCAATTAACTTACTGACATCATTTTTCTTTTCTAAAAGTATGTCTCTAATATATCTTCTCTGCAAAACTTCATCCGCAACTATTTGCAGTATCATGGCATAATCAGATGAGTCATTTAAATCAAATTCCTTTTTATAAGATTCAACTCTTTGTTTAAATATACGCTTTTCCCTATTTGTAAGCCCAGACAACATTTCCCTATCATAACTTGTATCTATATCATCAACCTCTGTTTGATCATGAGTTCTTCTGTTCCTTGGAAGCCAACTCTCATCAACACCAAACAAAATCATACATCTCATCTTAAATTCTTTTGGAGCAGTATTCCATCCATCTATCGCTCTTTGTATTTTTACATCAATTTCATTCATTATTTCTTTTTTTTCATTTTCAGTCATATCATTTTCAATCTTGGCACCAATTAATTTATCTCTAACCTCATCAATTTCACTTTGACTAACTTTTAGTTTTTTTTCTATCATTTTATATCACCTAGTTCCCTTATGTGCGCAAAAAACCTCCCATCGTACATGTCAATTACATTTTCTATTCTAACTACTCGTTTATACAATCTACCAACAGAGCCGGGATACTCTTTCAATGGTATGGTTATCAACTCAATCCCCTCATACATCCCAGGAGACAAATAACCAAATTTGGTTTGATACTTTCCAATGTACTGACCATATTCCAGCACTTTTTCACACATATACGTTTTACAACATTTGCAACGACACAAGGCTCTTATGTGATATGGTTTTTGTAAGTACTGATAATACAAAACTGGAAATGGTTCGGCTTCCCTGGATTTAAAATTTGCAATAAAAAACGCAGGAGGCACAACCAGTCTATCTGTGCCTTCCAGAATATTAGAAGTTACAATACCTTTCTGCATTTCTACACCTATGAAGACAACAAGGTATTTGTTATTATCCCCCTCACATAATTTTCATTCAAACTAACTCCATGTATATATGGAATCTCAACCAACAACCAATTCATCTCATTTGCTATAATTCTTTTTGTATTGTCATTTATTTTTTGATCATAATATCTCATTTCAGAACTATCGACACTTCCACCAAACCTAACTGGACCGTAATGCTGATCACCCTGAATTTCAACTATCAACCTTTTATCCAAAACCACCCAATCAGCCCTTAGGCGACCAGCTTTTGCTATTAATGCATTATCCCTAACCACAAATGAATTTTTCTTATAAAACATTAATAACAATCTATTATATTTATATTCTTCATAAATTTTACTGATAGGGAACATATTCTTTAAAATCTCACCAACAATAATATGCCCCTTAGATTTACTTATCGGCTCCTTCTTGTCCCTCTTCTTCATTGTCAATAATTTGCTTCCTCCCCGGCCATAATTTTTTCTTTTTTATCTTTTTCATTTTTCGTTTTATACGATTGATGCATGGCCCACTTATGGCATCAATAAACTCAGAATCGCCATCAACAATATCATCATCCATGTTTAAGCTCAAGCTCCCTTTTGTTAAGCTCAAAAATTAACCTATAATATTCTATTGACTCATTAACCCTATTTTCTTCTTTAACGCTACATAGTCTATCATACATTGCTAACAGTACAGATCTTAAATGCTCACCTCTGCACCTAGTATGAAGTCTTGAGACCGCATTTGATGTAATTACACCAGATTTGACCAAACCACCTATATGCATATGATTAGAAATTAATATTGGAACAACTGGAACAACAAACTCAACATTACCATCAATAATTTGCGATCCAAACCCAGTACATTTAAACCATTTGATTACTTTATTTGAGCTAATCACCTCATGTCTATAAAATCTATCATCAACAGCCGAATTGGTTTCATACTTCCCGACATCATGAAAAATTGCAGCTATTCTAAGCCCAAGATCTCTAGGACACAACTTTAAAACCTGCATTGTGTGAATAAATGCATTATTTGCTGTTGGTTTATTTTGTTTAATTGTTGATAGAATGGAAACCTGCGGAAGAATATACTTTAAAACTCCACAATCATGCAATCTAGTGAAAATTTTACTAGCATTGTCCGACATAATGCATTTTATAAATTCTGCCCTATACGCAGCAAAATTATCAAACTTAAAATAGTTAATAAACTCAGAATCTTTTGAGTCAACGAGTTGTCCAATAAATCCAGTTAGCATATACGACAAATCACAATTATAATCACAAGCATAACGAAACACTTTCATAATTCTACTAAAATCATCCCTAATCCACGATATATAATCGCCCTTTGGAGAAATTATGTTCTGTTCCCAACTTCTGGCCACCCCAACGCCAACGTCTAATTTAACATCATAACAAATTAGATCATTGCTTAATCCCCCGGCAACTCTATCGTATACATCATTTAACAAATTACAACTCTTATAAACATAAAAAATAAAAACAACATTTTCAATATCAACAACAAATCTAAACAATACATTATTATCAGAATATTTGTCAAAATACATCAAATTTAACAAATCATGATCATCAAACTTATGTACCCATCCCAACGAAGATATTACATATTCGACAAATCGTCTAATCTTATCATCAGGTAATGACCCATCAAAAACTATTTTTATTTCATTTAATTTATTATCTCCAATTAGCTGCCCAACAAGATATTCTCCGGCAACAAAAATATCACAAGACAAATTCTTCTCAAGATAACAATTGCGTATTATTCTACATATTTTATTATTCTTTACACTACTTACATTTACATCCACTGTCCCCTCCGACACATCAACATATAAACTAAATAATTAATAGCATCCTTAATATCATCATCTATCTTTTCGTCTGGAACGGCCCCAACCAACGCTTTATCTTCAGATACTCCTGAATTAAAGCGACGCAAATAAATTGTTTTCATTCTTTGTATTTTATCATTTGCCCTGACTAAACATCCAAAATCAGCAAAAGCCCCTATATTATCAGGACCATAACCCTTATACTTTTCCTCAGCCAGCTTACGAGCCTCTGTAATAATCTCCTCATATGCGGATAAATTCAACTCACCCCTATTACTTGGCATAGTTTTCAGCCTCCGACTTATCGTATGAAAGTCCGCTCCTAGCTACATCTATTGTAACATTTATAGCCGCCATGCGGTTTCTAAGACGATTCCACAAAGCCTCAAGCTCTAACTCTACCGCTTTTTCCTCTGACAATGAAAAGGTTGCCCTGTCTGGCGGGATTATTTTATCTATTCCATGGCGACTGAGAAGTTTTTCCCTAGATATTGATGCAAGAAACGCATTGGCCTTTTTCATATCTACTGACCAATTTTTAGACTTCGCCTCTTCGGACTCAAACACCTCAACCAATAACGCCCTCTCCAAAATTTTGCAAAACAATTCTTGTCTTTTGTATGCAACTTCTGCCTCATATACAGACTCAGTAATTGACCCAAGCAAATTTTGGAATCTAATCATCTCATCTCTAATAAATCCTCGCTGTGCCCCTCTGTCCAGTGTTAACTCGTTTCCCTGCATTTCCCTTCCTCAAAAGCTCTGTTTTAGTTTTGTTTTTTAATATTCTTTTTTCTCTGTCGGCAACTGAAACGCTGCCTAAATCATCGTCAACATTAGACAAATCTATTTTGTTATCAATATACAGTTTTCTAAGATTTGCAATTACTTTAGATTTCAACTTTTCAAATGAATCCTGTGAAACAAAATCAATTACTTCATCACATAGTAAAACATCTGCCAAGCAACCCAGTTTTTTCCCGATATTGCTTGGTATTTTATCTTTTTCAATTAATCCTCTGCCGCCCTCTTTAGACTTCTCTCCATCTGACTTAATCTCTCATCCCTCCTAAAAATTTCTTCTTTCATCTTCTCTTTATTATCTGCAATAAATTTATTCAATATACTAACTATTGTTTTAGTTGCATCTCTCCAAAATCCTACAAACAAATCCTGATTGGCCGCATAACACATGTGGCACAAACCGAAGACAGACCCCATCCCATCGACCCCACTGTTATATTCATTTGCGGTGGCATCAAATACACACGTAAACTCAAAACAGTTATTATTGTTTATGTACCCAGGCGCAACTGTCCACTCAATAAGACAATTATTACACACATCCTCCCCACAAAGATCACATTTGTGTATTTTTTTTATCTCATGCCCACAGCAAGAACATTTTTTATCCATACCCCCTCCAACGGTTCACAACATAATATAGTGAATAATAACAAATTACGCAATTGATAATGTATCTATGTAATAAAGGGGGGTGGTATGTGACAAAAAAATTACCACGTAAAAAACGAGAAATATTTTTTGGCAAAATAATAGACTCATCAACGTGCTCGGAAATATCAAAACAATTTTATGATTTCGATTTTATGGATAAAAAAGCAGATCCAATAGATATAATTATATCATCCGACGGTGGGGATGTATACTACTCAATAGGAATATATGAACTAATAAAAAATGCAAAATGTCAAATAAATACATATTGTCTCGGGATAGCAGCATCGGCAGCTGTCCTACCGCTTGTTGCCGGAACAATCGGAAACAGACATGCGTTTAAGCAAAGCACAATAATGATGCATGGAATAAAAGAAACTGAAATATCAGACTCGAACCTGCGTGCAATGGAGGAAATGCTTAAAGAGTTCAACAGAATACACAAAATATACTGCAAAATCATATCAAGCAACACCAAACTGCACTATAATACATTAGACAAAATGCTCAGAGAGGGCAATGATATTTATTTATCACCAGTAAGAGCACTCAAGCTCGGGTTTATAGACAAAATAATTTAACATGCAAAAAATAATAGCTGGCCCATTTGTCGGAGAGTTTGGGTGGAAGCTATTCTGCTGGCAGGCCCACCTTAGATACCTATCAAAAATTGGATATGAAATAACAGTAGTTGATAATCCAAACCATAAAATATTATACAAAGACTTCGCTGAAAAATTTATACCATATCAAACATATATGTACGGAGACACATCAATGTCTCGCATGTGGGGATTTGACCACATGCACCAAAGTGTTTTAGACACAATAAATTCCCATATACCAATAAAAACCAAGTTTACTGTACTAAATACACCCTTAAACTGCGGACAATACTACGTTTTATCATTCTGCAGCACCGACAAAAAAGAGTATATATGGATACCTCCGAATGAAGAGGTTATTAACTATAATTCAATGTTTTGGTCTAATCAAAATAATCCCCAAAATCAATTTTACGAAATTAATCAATCATTCATACCATATAATATAAAAATGGACAATCAAAAGACATTTGATATAATAATACACGCACGATCAACTACAAAAGGAAATTCCGCCAACAAAAATTGGCACGTTGGTAATTGGCTATCTCTAATTGATATAATAAAAAAATCAAAACACAAAAATCTATCAATATGCACCATTGGAGATATACATGGGTCACTATCATTACCTGGGATAGAAGACATGCGAGGAATTAATCTAGAAAATGAAATATACATGTTAAACAATGCAAAATGTATGATCGGATGTCCGAGCGGGCCAATCAATCTAGCCGCCCTGTGTTCATGTCCGCGAGTTCTTGTTATCGGAATAGAAGAGTATCTGAACAGATACACCAGAGACTGGAACCCTTTCAATGTAAAAATCAAAATAGTTCAAGAAATCGGCAGACAGCCGCAGCCTAATAGTGTATACTCAAAAATCAACGAAATCTTGGAAAATCAATAAAATGTCAAACGGAAAACAACCAAACATAGAACAAGCAGCAGATTTAATATTACAAGAAATTGCACAAAGATTTTACAAAGAGCCACTGTCCGATCTTGATCTTGAGTTTAGTGATAATTTTGCTGAAATGCTAGAAAAACTAATAATATTGCACATAAGACTCTGGAAAATGGAAGACGAGGTATCGGCAACTAGTGATGCATATAAAATCAAAAAAATAAAAAGAAAAATAGACTTTATATGCAGAATAAAACGCCCAAAATTATTAAAAGCAATAAATGTTTATCTTGATGCCCATATAGATAAAAATCATCACAAACAAATATCCGAAGAAGATATTAAATTTTATGAAGGATACCAAAATAAATGAAAATATTATTTATTGCAGTATTTGACGAACTTAACAAGTCAACGAACAATTCGCAGGCCAGGGGACTAGAACACAGCGGAGCAGAGGTAATAAAATACAATTTTAGGGTACGCGCAGACGAGCTTGGCAGCAGGGAAAAAAGAGACCTAGAAATAATTGAAGTATGCAAAACCGAACTTCCAGACTTAGTTATCTTCAGCAAAGGAAATCTTGTAAACATACGAGTAATTCATGAGTGCAATAAATATTCAAAAACATGCCTATGGTTTATGGATGCAACACCAAATTGGGACGCCGAGGCTAGAACAAAAGCCCTCTACTGCTCATTTGTATGCTGTGACAAACCACAAGTATATCAAGATGCATACAGGCTCAACAAAAATACCTTTTTAGTTCCAGAGGGCTTCGACCAGGACATTGACAGGCCAAGACATTGCACTGAACAGGACATAGATGTTTCATTTATTGGGAGTATATACGGCTACAGAGCAGATCTTATAAATTCTGTAACAACAAAAATACAGGTATTCCAGAACGCATTTGCCAAGGAGCATGCAAACGTTGTTAGCAGAAGTAAAATCAATCTCAATATGTGTACAGCTAACTGTATGTCGGATAGGGTATACAAAATATTGGCCGCTGGAGGATTTCTACTAACAAATGATTGGCTCGGAAGATCTGACATATTTATTGATAAAGAACACTTGGTCATATTCGACTCCATAAGTGATCTAAATGAAAAAATACAATATTACTTAAAAAATACAGATGAAAGAAATAGAATAAGATATAATGGATTTATTGGGGTTCAAAAATATAGCAGAAACAACTGGGCAAAAAAAATAATTGAAATATCAAAATCAATTACTTAATGCAATAGCGCTTTTAACGACATACTCTGCTTCGCTATAACTCATATTATCGTGAAATGGTATGCTTGCCACTGTTTTGGAATCAAATATAGATTTAACAAAATCACAACCAACATCATTGACGCAGATATCTCTATACTTGTCATGATTATGAAGTGTTTCATAGTGTATTCCACACATAATTCCAGCTTTAAGCATTTTTGCACAAAATTCTTTATTATTGCTTACTCTTATTCTATATAAATGATTACTATTATTTGTAACAGAAATCTCTCCAATAAATTTATTATATATTTTTCTAATTTGATTTAACTTTTCAATTTTATTCTCAAAATTATCTAAATTACAACTGGCCATGTATGCCTGCACTGAGTTCATATACACTTTCCAGCCGCCACACATGGTAATTACCCTATCCCAACTGTTTGTACTAAATGCAGTTCCATTAATTGAAAATTCTCTTAATCTTTTAATTACATCCATATCATTTGAAACAACCATCCCTCCATCGCAACTACCAATAGGTTTAGTTGGATAAAAACTAAATATCATAATATCATTGTCATTACACATATTTTTATATTGAAAACGTTCAACCTGTTGAGCAGAATCAAATATCTTAACCCCATCTCGAAATGTATGCAATAAGTAGCAATTGCCCACCCACTGGTTATTATCAACAAAATTGATTTTGTATCCTGCGTTATATATTGAGTTAACAACAACATGTGGTATCATTGTTGGTATATTTATAATACTACGCAAATCATCAAATAACTTAAAAATGGCAAAAATTGCCATACTCGCACTTGAAAAAGAACACGCATACTTCGCGCCAACATACTCGGAAAATTTACGCTCAAACTCAAAAACAACTTTTCCATGCAACAAATTATCAAACCTAGACGTATTTATCTCAAAATTTCCAATATTAAATAACTTAATCATAACATTTCTCCAAAATATCACAAATATACATAATCATATCATCACTTAAAATCATTGCACCAGGAAGATTGATTCCATATTGACTATAATAGTATGACGATTCATTTAACTTACATTTATTAGCAAATTCACCATAAGCCGGCAAAGAAGACAACGGATAATAAAATGGTCTTATTGGTATATTAAATTTAGCTGCCGTCTCAGCAACAGTCTCTTTATAAAGACGCTTTTCAGGCATAAAACAAGTTATCCACGCACCATTATACACATTATCATTATCTATATTTAACATTCCAATTTTCTCCAATCTAGTCCTATACAAATCAAGATGTCTTCTCTTAATAGAAATTAACTCATCTATTCTCTGCAATTGCCCATATGCAATAGCCGCCTGAACATTAAAAGGCATGTATTTATATCCAATATTTAAATTATAGTACATTCTATTTTTATCTCTACAATGATCTCGAAAATACATAGCACAATCATATATTTTTTTATCATCAGTCAACAATATTCCACCTTCTCCGCACACCAACGTTTTCGTTCTATGAAAACTAAAAACAGACGATTCTCCAAATGTACCAGCCAATCTACCCATATATTTAGATCCCAGCGCCTCGGCAGAATCTTCTATTAAAGATAAATGATAATCATTACAAATATCAACAATTTCATTAAAATCCGGCATATTGCCATAAAGATCAACTGCTATTATTGCTTTAGTTTTTCTTGTTATTTTATTTATAATAGAACGTGGACTAATACACCAAGATCTATACTCAACATCACAAAAAACTGGTTTAGCACCAAGCCAGACAATAGGCTCTGCAGTGGCAGTCCAAGTAAGCTCTGGAACAATAACCTCATCACCTGGACGAACCCCGGCAGCTATCAAAGCTAAGTGTATTGCCGATGTGCAATTAGTAGTCATAACACCGTACTTTCTGCCATGATAATCCGCAAACTGCTTCTGGAACATTTCACAATATTTATATGCGTCCTTGCCGTACCAGTTCTTCATGGCGTCTAAAACATACGATTCTTCTAAGCTCGTCATACTTGGACCAGCGGCAAAATCCATTAAATTAAACATAAAAACCACTCCATAAAAAATTAAAAATTATTACCTTTTTGAACAAAACATATTCCTCTGTGAAAACATATACTGGTTACATTTTCCTCAAGATAGGATGCTCCGTCAACGCGAGTTCCTGGCAATTGCTTTACATTTATTCGCCCATGCTTCCAAAATCTATGATTCACAGAGTCAACCAGTTTTTGCAAATATTTTATCATTGTCGTTTCCCCGTCACACCAGTCCGACCAATAAGATGTGCCAAGATCTTCTATAACATAAAGCCCAGAATCGAGAAGACCGTGCTCAAACATATACTCAAAACATGTTATTTGTTGAGTACTTATGTGACTAGCGTCATCAATAATTATATCAAATTTCCCAAAATTATCTATCAAATCAGACAAAAACGAAATATTAGACTGATCCCCACAAACAACAGTAATATCCATATCTGCACAAATTAAACCAGCATTCGCAACCCTATCTTCTTTGTTATCAACACCAACCACTTCTGAATTGGCGAATAATCTATTCCACATAAGCAGAGATTGCCCCTTATCAACTCCGAATTCTAGAATTTTTATTACCTTTTGTGAATTTAATAATTCTGAAAAATGTTTATAATAACATAATGAATAATGCGAACACTCAGAACACGTAACTTTCGTTGTGTCAAAAGAATTGAAAATAGCACAAAATTCATTTTTTGTCATAATACTATCCCTCTATTGTTTGTTATACTTCAATATTCTAGCAGGATTACCAACAACAATAACATTACTCGGGACGTCCTTAACGACCACGGCCCCGGCTCCAACAATAGAATTATCGCCTATTGTAATACGCTGTCTGACAACTGCCCCGGCACCTATCCAACTACACTTCCCCACCGTAACACACCCGCACAATATTGCCCCTGGGCCAAGCTCAACTCCATCCTCTAAAATACATTCATGCTCTACCAGTGATTTTGTATTTAATATAACAAAAGACCCAACCATAGATCTAGGCATAACAACAACACCAGGATGAATCTGAACCCCTGCACCAATCAAATATGGTGAACGCAAGATCGCTGTTTTATCTATTAAACTAGTATGCAAGAAACCAAATTCATTTTTAAGTTTATTGTATAATTCAATACGTCTAAATCCATTTGGATTGCCTATCGTAACAGCACAATAAATATCTCCGTTTTTGGTAAGTTCTCCAGAACCCACAAACTCATCAATACACGAAGGTCCACAAAAAAATGGTATATCATCAAAAACTCTTTTTGTACTTAAAAACTCATCCAAAATAGCAATAATCCCAAATCCACAATCTTCAGCAATACCGCGCATTACAATTGCTTGTCCAGAACCACCAAAAAATACGATATTTTTCATACTTTATTAACACCTAAATAAGACAGTGTTTCAAAAATTCCATTCTCCAACATGTCGCCTGGAATAAACCCAAACTCTCTTATCTTTTCATCAGAAACAAAATAATTATTTTGATTCAATAGCGGAGAATCAACATAATCAATAGCTAATTTACCGACATAGAAACATATAATATTCAATATATTAGAAAGTTTTTCATTGCAACTTATAACATTATATGTACTTCTAGATTTCAAGCACTGCCTACCAGAAACCAACCCATTGATAAGATTATAGCAATCATGTAGTCCTAAATACGGTCTAAAGTATTCTATATTTTTTTTCCATACTGTTAATTTTTGATTAAATGCCGCCTGAAAACATAATTTGTTGACCGCTGTCTGAAACCTCATTCCTATACTACGCCCAAATATTGTGCCAAATCTTAATATTAGAAAAGGAACACTAGATTTCATTATAGCACGCTCTGCCAGTACTTTGGACTCTGCATACGGACTCTGCGGGTTAAGAAGTGTACTATTATCTTCGGTAAAGATCTGTTTTGGTGTGCCTGAACCGTAAACACTAGTTGTTGACGGAAAAATAAAAAATTCAAGTGATTTGCATTTTTCTGAAAGTTCTAAAAGTTTTATCGTATACTCACAGTTAACACTCATTATTGTAGACGGATCGGAAAAACTATTTGCAGCATCAACTATAGCGGCCAAATGAATAATATGTGTAACTCCGTTTAAATCTTCATCACTAATATGTTTTACATCTTTTTCAATAAATCTTACATTTTCTGGCAAATAAAACAAAGAACAATATCTTTGCGTTAACAGATTATCAATTACAATAATTTGATCATTCTTATTCCAGTTATGAATTAAATATGAACCAATGTGACCAAGACCGCCAGTAATCAGTACTTTCTTTTGCATGATACAAACTCCTCATAATTTATAATATAATCAAGCTTATCATAATGAGTATTTGTTAAACATAAAATTATTGAGTTATTTTGCATGGATGTCATCTCAACCCAAATCATTCTTGGAATATAAACAGCCTTAAATGGTCTATTTAATAATATCTTTTTTTCTCTAGTACAATCATTAACCTTAAGTTCAACTTCCCCAAATAAACAAACAATTATCTGCAATGATTCTATATGAGCATGCTTTGCCCTAACACAATCCTTAGCAAAGTCATAAACATAAAATACTCTTTCAACATAAAACGGAACATCTAATTTAAATTCTACTGGAACAAGTATTCCACTATTATCTGGAAAATTTTTAAAATTAAATTCAACAACATCATCTATGGATGTATTTGTACAAGTAGTCCTCATATCAGCCTTATCATTGGAACGTGGGAAATAAACTTTCCACCTCTCTTAATAAAATCACGCTCTTTACATAATATTTCCTTTTCATAATTCCATGCAGATAAAAATACATAATCCACATCATCTGGTATAGTTTCTAAATTTACTATTGGAATATGCATACCTGGAGAAAACTTGCCTATTTTACTTGGAGTTGTGTCAATAATATAATCTATTAAATCAACACCAATATTACAAAAATTAAATATAACAGTAGATTTAGATGTCGCACCATATGCTATAATTTTTTTGTGATCATTTTTTAATGTTTCCAATAAATATATAAGATTATCTCTAGATGCATAAACATTACGAGCAAACATATGATACCCAATTTCAGAATCTGCAAAAATAAGTCCCTCTTTTCTGAACCACGGTATATCAATATCATATTTACGTTTTTTGCATATTATCCTTAATGAACCACCGTGTATATTTGGCAATGCAAGAACATCATACACATACAATCCATTTCTTGCCAAAATATCGTAAAGTCCATGCAAATTAAACACATAAACATGCTCATCATATATTTGATCATACGAAGTATTTAAAATCATATTATAAGCAGTCGGATCTTCAAAAATAAATACTCCATCGTCATCAAGAATGTGACTTACGGCACTAAATGCACCATCTAAATCATCAATATGACACATTGTATTTGCAGAAAACACCAAATCAAATTTACTACCAAAATCTGTTAATATATCATCAGCTAAATCAATATCCCAAAATTTATTATATGTCAATATTCCTAATTTTCTAGTAATTTCTGCCATATTGTCACATGGCTCAACCGCCACGCTCTTACCACCAGCAAAATTACCTATAAACGCACCGTCGTTACTGCCTATTTCAATAACTTTAGCAGAATTGTACATCAAAGCCAGATCATAAAAATGATCCCTCATTGTTTTTGAGTGTGAAGTTTTGTATGCATATTCGGCATTAAACAAACGCTCTTTTGCAACAGTGTTGCATAATTTTAACATTTTAGTTTTATTGTCAAAATATACAGAAAGATCGTATCTAAATTCAGTAGCATAATGCTGCTTTTCCAAAAATCCATTAGCAATAGGTTGATTACCGAGAGATAAAATTCTATTTTTTATATTGCTCATAACTAACCATTCCATCTTTTGTCCAAGGTTTACCTCTACGTAAAATATTAAAAATAAACTCTTCTTTGCACATAGCATATTTCTGTATAAAATAATTATCACGAAAATTCATGTGACTCTGCCTATCTGGCCAAGATTGCACGCCGCTCAATCCTGCTGCAAAGTGATAAACTAGACTATTCGGAACTGTAACAAAATTTCTGCAACCAACATGCTTCCACATTCTAAAAGCAAAATCATCCTCTGCGCCAAGCCCAAGCCCAAGCTCTTCATTTAGACCGTTAATGCTATCAAAACTATCTCTCCACAGTAGCGCAGGGCACACATTGGAATTTACTGACTTTTTAAATCCACGCAAATAATTTATATCAAGCAAAACAGCATCCCAATTAAATTCTTCAATCGTTGTGCCGTAATTCATAGGGGCAATACATGATGGACTGTCGCCGCGAGGCTCAATTGGAGTAGAGTTAATCCACCATTTTTTATCAGCATCATTATTTTCAGCAAAATTTACTAACTCAATATCCCAACCTGGAAAAAATAAAATATCATTATCAGAAATTAATACTACATCTTTAGTTCCTTTATTGATTGCAATATTGTGGCCCAAAACAACACCAAGATTTTTATCAGAATATGTATAATCAAAAAAACTATACTTATTTTTCATATCGGTTGCCCACTCAACAGTTCCGTCTGTACAACCGTTAATATGAACAATAATCTCATGCTCAAAAGCACTATTTTTAATAATACTTTCAACACATGCTTTTACATAATTTAATCTATTCCAAGTTGGAAATCCTATTGTAAAACCTTTATGTAATTCATGTATTTTCATTTACAATTTTTCCTAAGGCCAAAGAGGCCAGGGCTGGATGCTCGCCCCCGTACTCCATGAGCATGTAACGACGGTAACCTGGGTGTACGCTGCCTAACAAATGGATGCCCCCTCCGTTGTTCCTCATCTTTTGATAAAAGTTTGGCTCATTATAAACCCTTTCTATCCAAGGCTTTACAATTGAGTCATCCCAACGGTCTAGTTTCGACTCCATTCTGAAAGCAGAACCAATATAACTATAATGAAAAAACATGCACTGTATCTTTGGTATATTATATCTATAATCCATACAACCAGTTATCGTATTAGAATCAACAAACCAAGAATCGCGCCTTAGTCTAAATATTCTGTTAAATCTCTCATTAGCAAAATGTCTACTATCAAAGTAAAAGTTCATGGCTTCTATGGCCAGTAGCGTAGGCTCATGAAAGGCTACTTTTGTAGCGTCGGCCACTGATTCCTCTATAATATCATGAAATGTCTTACCATTTACAAACTGCCATTCTGGATAAAATTCATCACTATCAACAATAAGTAGCCAATGACCGTCCGGGTCGTCGCAGTATCTGCTTCGTATAAAATTTAATCCAAAATCCCTTCCAAGCTGTTGTTGCGATAACCTTCCTGGCTTGTAGAACGGATTTTTATGCTTGTTAAAATGCCCAAGAACATGCTCTTTGTGCTCATCATTGTAGTAATGCTGATATTCTTCTGGATGAGTTGGAGTATATTGCAGAAAAAAAATCTTTTTGTCAAACTGTTTGGCAAGCTTCTTTATTTTTTCTTCTGTGCCGTCAGTGGAGCCTTTTTTGTTGTCCAGATTCCATGAACCATCAACTACAACAAGTTCATCAACTTTATCAATAATACCTAAAATTGCTTGCTCGACAAATTCAACACAATTCCACACACACATTAAACCAGAAACTCGCATTTAATCACCTCTCCTAATATGATGATTCAAATTCACCATTCGCATCATCATCGTCATCATCTAAAGCCCCGCCATTACTGCGTCCTACGGAACCATCAGAAAGCTCTTCCATTGCCTCATCTTCTATGAATGTTTTTATGTTATCCATTAACTCATTCATAAATGCATTTTTATCATCAGATGATATTACTATACTTCTACAATCACCACAAACATCATAAATAAATGGAAAATTATCAAAATCTTCAACAACTCTCGACCAATTGAACCTATAATACTTCTTAGACATGATTAACCCTTATACCACGGCTTCGAGCAGCCAGAACTTGGCACAACATATTCTACAAACTCAGAAAACTGAGTCCAATCTCCAACAATTTCAATAGCTCCAACTGTTTCAATTATTCTAGATGCTATTGCGACCCTCTCCCCTCTTGCAATGGTTATGCTGTAATCACCAGATGTTGCCGTATTGCTTACAGTTACACGAGCCACAGACAGAGTGTCCGAAACTCCAGAAACACGCTGTATAACCGGCTTTACCTCAAATGCAGTCATTGTTCTACCTGGAGTTTTACATGTTAAATCAACCCCAAACGGAATCACGCCATCTTTATCATACTGCACCGGGAAAGCCATTAATGGTGTTAACATTAAAATCATAGCGATCAATAGTCGTCTCATGACATTTTCCTCCTACTACCTTCCGGTAGATCCAAACCCCTTATTGCCCCTATTTGTCGTCCCAAGGTCCTCTATTGAGTCTACAATCTCAGGCTCACTTGTAATTAGTCCACCACTGCCAAAAACAATCATCTGAGCGATTTTTATCTTTGCTGGGATCGTTCTTATGGGTAACTCTATATTCGTTGTACACTTGTGACCAAAGCTAATGTCAGCAAAAACTATTAGCAATTCGCCGCGATACGAAGGATCTATAACTCCAGCCAAAACAATAAGATTTTTGTCTAAAGCCACAGAGCTTCTATCAAATATCTTACCAACATAGCCTTTTGGTATTGCTACATAAATATCTGTATGAACCGCTACGACCGGAATGTATCTAGTACCTCTTGAATGATAGAAATCAACACTTCTACTGCTATACAAATCGTAACCAACATCTCCTTTTTGCGGAGCACGCATACGTATTCCATGAGACAACGCATCTTTACCAATATAATACTTTATTCTTGGCTTACGAAGCAAAATTCTCAAGCGGCACCCCCTCACCTAACGGTTAAAAACAACTTCTTGCAACTCGCCAACTGGAATTGGGCCAGCCCACAATAAACCATTAAATAATGACATATCAGGTCTAGAAGAATACTTAATATCTGATAAATATTCAAAATCATACACATAAATTATCTTAAACAACCTAGTCGTCGATAACCATATCGAACCTTGCGGATTCACAACGTCTCTTTTTAGCGGATAAGGACTAGTAAATATTCTCCACGGTTCTATATCGCCATTAGTAAAGTCTTTTTCAAGCTTCATAACCTTTATGCACTTCATAGTATACAAATTCGGAAGCCGCAAAACTTTATCAACATCGCTTGCGGAAATCGTAAACTCATTTTTGCATTGATTATAATCACACGAAAACGATATAGTATCAGCATCATCATTAACCGATACCTCACTACACCACGCCGGAATTCTACGCCCCATAATCCAGTATAAATAACCAGAAAGTCTAGATCTAAATATCATACCCCTCTCCTAACTTAGAGTCCTCTTATTTAGAGTTCTTCACCTTAATCTTGATAGGATCCTCTTCAGAGTTATCTCTTAAGAGTTAACTCTATAGAGTTTATTACTTAGAGTTATTATATATATTATACTATACAGCGGACTGCTGGGCGCAGGACTCCTTGTCATTATTTATGATCAACTCGGGTTCTGTTTTTTGTTTTATTGGTTTTTCTTGTAATTTTATAATTGCTTCAGCCGTCCAGGGTAATCTAGTAAATGCAATATCTCTAATTATTTTAGCATATTCTCGTATTTCAAATTGAGCATCATCAGAACAACGTAATTTGATAAAATTAATAAGCGAACGCATATTTATTGTCCAGTAAAATTCTGTATACATATTTACTGGCAATACTATTCTTGCAATTTCTTTGGCGATTCCATATTGCAACAATTGTTTGTAAACCTGCACAGATCGCTCGGTTGAGCTTCTTACAATTTTCTTGAATAGCTCATGTTCTGTTGGAGACCATTTTGCAATATTGGATGATTGTTTATTTTTTTTATCTTGTTCGCGAGCTAACTCTGGAACATAATATTCGACTTCATTAAACTTTGTGTATCTCCCAGAAATTTCATTTACAGATGCTATCCTGTGGCGAATCCATTGTCTCATGACAAAAATAGGACACTTGATTTTGAATGTAAAAACTACATGTTCAAATGGGGTTTCGTGCTTATTGCTAAGAAGGTAATAAATTAATTTTTTATCAGATTCTTCGCCTTTTGTTTTTTCTCCATAAGACACTCTGGCCGATGAGACAATTCTGTTGTCACTACCCATCATGTCAATAAGCTCAATAAATCCTCGGTCTAATACATTAAATCGCTTATTATTGATTTTGTTCATTGTTCTCTAGTTATCCTTATTGACCCGGTTTTTCCATTACTTAACATTAATATGTCACAATATTTTACCTGAAATCCTGCAGCATGAGCATGGCCACCACCACCAAATTTTTTCGCAATATCGCTAACATCTGGACCGTCATCCGGCGACCGCAAAGACACTATCATGCCATCATAGTTAAAATAAAATGTTGCACCAATTTTGTGTTTATTGAAATTAAGTTTGGATAATTTGCTACCAGCTACGGCAAATTCATTTTGAGTATTTACAGCAAAAATCCTAATTTCATCATTAAGATCTAACATTACTATGTTATCCTTTATAATAGAATCAACTAATGTTGCTCTATAACGCTCTATTATGGCACCTTCTGCATAAAGAGCACCATTTGACATAAGACACATACGATTCCAAGAATCAAATGTCATCGGGTAACTTGCTATAGCTGCAAAGATGTTTTGTGTTCCGGCTAGTTTGAAAGTCCATAAATCATAATCACATACAGTAGAGACTATACTGGAAGCATTACATGGTAAAGGTACATATGGATCATTTTCAATTAACCAATCATAAACCATTTTACATCCAGATCTGCTGTTATCCAAAATTTTTGTTACATTGTTACACTCAAGATTATTTAGTTTTTCAATTGCTGTTTTATGATGATCCATTATTACAACATGTTTTGCTATTTTAGCTATATCATAATTTTCCCGTAACAATGAAAAAGTAAAATCAACAAAAAATACAATCTTATTACTAGAAATCCCCACAATAAAATCAAACAAATTTCTATCACCATAACTGGCTTTAACATACTCCGCATTAGGGAAAACGTGATGCAAAAGCCATGCACCACAAAACCCATCTTGATCACCATGATAAACAACGATATCCGGTTCTGGATTCATTTTTTGATTTGTCTTAAAAAGACTTTCAGTTTGCACAAAACCCTCCAAAATAAACTGGAACCACTCTGGCCCCTGTAGGGTATAACAGCATAAGAAGTAAGACCACAGTCGCCCCTTGCCTGAGGTGTAGCCAACTGCTCGCGTACAGACAACACAAATTGTACACAACACAAAGATAAAATAGGAGCAACGGTACAACATGGAAATAGACATAAAAGATTATAAGAAATTAGCACATATGTATGCATTCAGAATAATGAAAAGAACTGGAACAATGCATGAAAGTGATGACATATTGCAAGAATCTGAAATAGGATTGTGGGAAGCGTCCAGATCATACGATGAGTCAAAGGGGTCATTTACAAATTGGGCATGGGTTCAAATTAGAAAAAGAATTTACGCATACATTAAATACAAAGACGGAAGAAAAGTCTATCAAAAAAATAAACAAAGATATAAACCAATAATTATATCAATTGATGAAATGAGCACCAAAATAGACATGGATAAATTAACTTTTGGAATACCGAACGATACAATGGATATACATGATACAACCATAATTCGCGAAGCCATCGAAAAGCTAAATCCTCAACTCAAAGAAATAGTAAAACTAAAATATTATGATGGATTATCATTTGACGAAATAGCAAAACAAAAAAATTGCAGTGGACAATGGATTCGCGCACTCCACCAGCAGGCTATAAAAAAATTACGCAGAAAAATGAGGATAAATGCAAAATGCCAACCTACATCTACAGATGTAACAAATGCGAATCTGAGCAAGAAATCTCACACAATATCAATGATGTAAAAGAATATTTTTGTAAATGCGGCGAAAAATTGTCAAGAGTTCCATCGTGGGGTGGACTCATGATATTAAAAGGAGCCGGATTTTATGCTAATGACTACTCAAACAAGAAGAGTGAAAATTAGATAGCGTCAACAATCCCTTATAATAAACATCACGATTATAAAAATCAATACAGTCTTCTCCAAAATGTAATGTCATATGAAAATTTTTACGCTCCCATATTGCCGGAAAACAAAATACTGACCTATTACCAGTTGAAAACACATAATTCGCCAGCAATAAGTCCCTCATGTAATTAGCACCAATAGAATTAAACGAATGAATAAAAACACCACCAGAAGATAGCTTACTAATCAAACCATTCATTAAAATCCATCTAACAAACTCACTTCCGGTTTCTTTCATACTGCAATCCATGTACGGCGTGTCAGTAAGATCGTGATCAAGAAACGCTATATCAAACACTCCGTCAAAACTATTTGGGCCAAGAAAAATCGATTTTGCAGTACATAAACTATTTGCATGAAATATAGTAAACAATCTACTATCAATTTCATTAAATCTATTCATAAACTCAACAATTCTATCATTTCTATCATCTAAAATAAATACATTATAATGCATCACCACTCCTAATACTCAACTATAAATATCTTTTTCATTTTTAATTGAGCTAATTTTACTATTTTATCAACATCCTCGGACTCCCCATCCCAAAACGCAACGATCTCATCAGAGTCATTAACAATTTTATTGTTGCGGACAGACATCGCCCTTCTTCCATACTTGTCAGAAAATGCATAACATATCTTACACGGCATGCGATTTTTGTTAGCAAACTCAACTGCTGGATTAATGAAATTTTTTACATGATGAGTTATTAACACAAAGGGAACATACTGTTTAAGAGTAAATTCGACAAGATCTGTGTCATCAAATCCTCTTGTAAAAACTACTGCAATTTTTTTCATTTTGTGTTACCGAGATAGTGTGGAACAGTGCAAACAGTTGGTGAAACATAGCAACCATTTGAATACGTACAATTGTTTGCCTCATCACAAACCATGAGCATAATGTACGAGGACGGATAGGCCGAGCACTTAAGTAAACTAGTGCCCCCAGGCGCTGCTCTTGTTATAATTCCAGCAACTAAGTTCGCACTGTTCCACCAAATACCATCTGACATTGTGGAGGGATTTGTATATGACCATTTCGCTATTATTGATGCAACTGGTCCATTTATCGGGCCATAACTATTGTCAAATGGTTCGGTAAAGTAGAAAGTTCTAATATCGGCAAAAACACCGCTAGAAAACATAATAATTAACACTATGGCACTGAATATTTTCACCAGCGCTTTATCCTCCACAAATGTACTAGGCTACTTTCCAGACGTAATCATCTAAAAAGTTTTTAATTATTGGTTTAAGAGCTATCTTTATGATATCGTCGTCAATATTTTCAATTATTGGCGGAAAATCAAATAAATTATCGATTGGATTAACTATATATTCCATAATTCGCTCTGTTCTTGACTCGTTATCTGGTAACTTGATTAATTCTGCCCCCTTTTCGGCGCAAATTCTAATAACAAGTCCGATGATTTCAAATATATCCTGAACTTTAAATGCAATTGCCATCCATGCTCACCTCCAAACCTGTGGAATTTAATATATCATCTTGTATATCATGGTTTTTTTCGTATTCATAATTTTCTAATATAACCAATATTTCATGTTCGTGTAGTATATAGTATTTTTGACCGTCTATTCCGATGATTGATCCATCAAATTTATGAAAAACAACTATATCATTAATTTGTACAGATGTTGAAATAAAATCACCGTCACGATTAAATTTACCTGGGCCTATTGCAACAACAATTCCCTTCGGCCTTTCGTCAACCCACTCATTCGGAAGATGAAGACCTCCCGTAGTTTTATACACATTAATTCTTTTTATCATTACATAATCACCAAGCATTTTAATGTTCATGCCGCATTCTCCATTGGGATACAATTAATTGATTTTCTTATTTTTCTTCTTATTAAATTTACGGCAGTGTACGCGCACCCTTCGTTCTTATACCCGACCCTCTTTGCCGCTTCTCCGTAACTAAGTTTTTTAACATATATAAGATTAAACAATATCTTTTCCTTGTCACTTAGAAATAATGCATTATTAACAAAATGAACTAATCTATCATATGATATCATATTATCAATATCGTCAATTCTATTAATTGTATTAATATCCATAAGGTATAAGTTTTCTATTTCCGAATTTCTAATAAGATTAATATCAACAAATGTTCTTTCTTCTTGTTTTCTGTTTTTTGTTATTGCTCTTATTTCGTCAATTATCTTATTTCTTACTTTTATAAATATCCAAGACTTTAAAGACATTCCTTTATTATCATCAAATTTTTCTATGGCACTAATTAGAGCTATACATCCAGCGCCATACAAATCATCACTATATTGTGTATTACATTTAGTAACAGTAAATATAATCTTTCTAACATATGGTTCATAAAATTCAACTAAAATATTTCTGTATTTTATCTTTCTGTTTTTAAGATATTTGTCTAAAACATCTGGAATCGTATCATTAACTTTAAAGCTAGACATTATGCATCCCCTGTAGCAAATCCATCATTATCAGTTATGATTGAATTATCTCGACTAACATTGCTGTTTTTAACTAATAAATAATGCCAATCCAAAAACACTGATAAATTTTGCGTATATATTTGTCCATAAGCCTTACCGTCAAAATCACACGAACAGAACGAGACAATGTTCCTACTAACCCCAATACTGATAATTTTAACGAACCCTTCATTTGGATTAGTCATAGAAGTTTTCCAAATAGATGACAAAATTTTTCCAAGAATTGACATATCTAAAACTTCGTCACGACTTACTGCAACTAATTTCCATTTACCCAAGTTATTCACTCCCTAGAATTTGCTTGTATTTTTTTAATATCGTCAATACTCGTGCCGCCACCAGCTAATATTATTTTTTTTGCACTATCTAAGAATTTTACATTTAATATGCCATTATCAACATACATTATTGCTCTTCTCTTAAATGCATTCTCCATTTTCTTCTTATCAAAAGAAAAATTATCATATCCTGCATCCGTTAGTGAAGTCAAAACCATATGATATAATGTCAAAATGGCAATCGTAATACTTCCATTGCACATAACTAAAATTTGTGATACTAGTGGATGCACCTCTGACAACGCAGAAGGATCCACCATTAAGTCTTTAATTGGCTTCTCTTTGCCCTGCTCGTCGTTGCTGTGACTGTTGGCCGCCCCGTTTTCCTCGCCCATATTTTACCCCTTTCGCAGTGGCCTGCAATGGTATATTAACTCCTTGCAGCATATTTTACAACATACTTTACACCCCAAAGCCAATTAACTGTTCCAAGTCTGTGGAACCTGCCCTATACTTGAGGTGTACTATTCTATAGACCTGCGCCAGCATTATTTTAACACATAGCGCAGCAACCACGGAGGTGACAAATGTGATAATAATTATGAATTAATAAACAATAATACTAACTAAAGAAAGGAAATGAAGTGAACAAGAGAACAGTAGGAATGATTATTATTGCAGCAATTGTTGTGATTTTCTTGCTTTGGATTACATGCAACAAGTCAGAAGCGGCATCGTTTACAGTTGGTGATTATAGAGTCCATCAGGACAACTGGCTTAATTTTGTACATTACGGGAGTAATGCGACTCTTTTGAATGAAATTAACTACGAATCTTATACGTATTTCGGGGTTAGGGCAATTGATTTATATCTGCATGTCGATGCAGCAGCCGGAATCAATAAGCCAACTGATGATATTGATTTTGGAAACCCTAGAACAGTGTTTTCCTCCTCGCTACTTGGGGATTGGAGCACGCTGGCAGGTGTTGGGACAAAGATAGGTCCAGCTACATTCGAAGTGTTCCAGCTTTACTCTGATAACGCGGACGGACAGCCGCCAACTAACCTGTCGGTTGGTTTGAAGTGGTAGAGTAGAGCAGCTAAAAATAAAAGGCCGGGGAGTTTTCTCCCCGGCCTTTTAGTATATACTATTTTTTAGGCAAGTCTTCTAATATCTAAAATTCTAGATGTATCAAATTTGGACACATTAACAGAGTCATTCTGGTTGCCGCCTAAAACATCAATAATGCGGCTGTTGCTCCCTGAATATCCGGCAAAAAACCCAACGTGCCCAGGGGCATCTAGAACCTCAGGCCCCGGTTGTTCGCCACCCCCCCTGCTAAGAACAACAATGTCAAATCCAGCCACAGCATCAATTGGGGTTCTTACTTTTTGTCCAACGCCAAGCCACGACCTAGCCGCTAGGCTCTTCGACCTAGGAAGCCTCAACAGCCAGCAAATATAATTCACAAACGCAGAGCACCATGGCACCTCATCATTTTTTGGCCAACCGTTATCCAGCTGAAGCATGGCCATGATCTGCGGATTATTCATATTACCGCCCATCTCTTTAATTCCGATGAAACGTTGCGCAATATCAAATGCAGTAATTTCCATACGCTACTCCATTTGTGCGACAGCCTACGGCAATCCAATATCTTCAATAAGTACAACGTCATATTTATTTATCTTTATTCCACCATTTCCCCACCATATCTCAGTCCCAAGTTCTACGGCATCCAAGTACAAATCATCAGAAAGCATTTTTTCAGAGTATAAAAACTTGAAGAAGGAATTGAGATCCAATGGCCACAACGTTACATTTGATACATATGGGCTTGGGTACGAGTATTTATCCTTAGATATAAGATCACTTAAAATAAAAATTATAAGAAAATCCCCATTTGAGTTTTTTGGTATACGATATACAGAGTACTCATTGTTATCAATAGTACAATCAGTGTAATAAGCGCCTTGGTCAACTCCAATCGGAAACATATTTCCATCTATCCATATCATAATTTCATGCGTTAGAGTGGCAACTAAATCATCTGGAGAAGAGGATATCCACATATCAAATGCAAGATTATAAATTCCATTTGAACTAGAGGTTTGGTTGAGCACAACTCGTAAATTTTTTATATTTTTTAATTGTATAGGTAATGCGCATTTTGTTTGTATACCAGAAAACGGATTCTTCCCATACAAAATTTGAGGGAATCCTTTAACATTATTTATTGTTGATGTGCAATTCCATCTCCATCCGACCGGAAGATTATAATCATTATGCATTATGCATTGTTTATATATTGCTCCAGGCTCTATTCTATAAATTCCCCACATATTGTTAATGAGCGCATATTCATCAAACATAACACAATCATTAATTTCACATGTTCTATCGCAACCAGATAAAACAATCAAACAAAAAATAAAAATAACACTAATAACCCTCATTTAACCTTTTCTCCTTTTCTGCAATAAGATGTTTTAACAATTCTTTTGTTGCATCATGCGGAACGCTGTTTCCTTTTTGTAAATTGTTTTTATACATTACCAGTGCCGTTTCCTCATGATCTGGAATAGCTACTATTGAACTATCAGTTCCGTTACCAGCTATGATAATATTATGTTCAGAACATATTTCGGCCAAATCTTTCACATCAATACTTTCTACATTAGTTCCATATCTGACCATAATAACTTTTACAACATTAATAACAAACTGAAGAGCCTTGACTGGATTTTTATCAAAAAATCTGGCCACTGCTGCTGCCTCTGGAAACTTGTCGTTGTCCTCTGTGTAGCTACTTGTCCACATAAATGTCCTTTGTATAAAAACCAAACCAACTTTGTCATATAGTTATACAAGCTTGTTGTTCTAACTAACGGCCACCTCTTTTCCGACAACAGCGCTAACAACACTGTCAAGAAAATCACTAAATTCTTTTCTAATAAAACATGTCTCATCAAAAGAAATAAATCTAGCTGTTTCAATTGGACTATAGACTGCTGGACGATTTCTATTTTTAACACAGGCAATTACAATACTATGATATTCTTTATCATTTCTTGCTGGCAATAATAACAACGATGCCGTCACTCCGTGAACAATAACATGTGCAGTCTCAACCTCTGCATCATCATTTTCTTTAAATGAAACAGTTAAACAATCATTTTGTAATAACATTCACACTTTCCTCAATAGTTAATGGATAATTATCACTTTCAAAAACTTTAATATATCCACTGCTCTTTGACTCTTTGCCGCAATATTGGCACGTTGATCCAACGGTATAGACCCATTTCTCATATTTTTTATACCACATAAAGGATTCACAATGATTGATTGGACTCATTGTTCTATGGGGACCATCGTGATTATGTTCCAATTCACAATTTAACGTACCCCATCCAATATCTAAAATAGCATTACATTTTTCCACTATCCCCCTCCAACGTGTTTTTTTGTTTTGATTTTTTTGTTCTATCGTTCCCTAATTGCTCTATAAACTTTTCCCAAGCATTCAAAAATACTTCTTTGGTTATTTCTTTGTAATCAGTATCTCCAAATGTACTAAAATCATATTTTCTAATAGAAAAATAACTTTCACTAAATTTAATTTTTCCATCATATTGTGCAAAATTGTTTTCAAACCTTAAGCAAATCAAACCTTCTTCATCTGCATTAAGAACATAGAAATAAATTGGCCATATTCCAATAGTATGCTCATAGCCGTAATTAGAAGAATTATAATATACATAAGCCTTTCCAACGCTTTTTTTACCATCCCTAGAGACGAAAATATCTTTACGTTTACTAAGTTCTGCTCTAGCATCTATTCCCATTTTAACAAGTTTTTCAAGTTTTGAATCCGTTAAAACATTATAACGAATCATTCTTCGCTTCCTTTGTCAGTTAAAATACTTGGAACCATTCCACCATCATGAAATTGGGTTTTAATCCAAACATACCGGATGCCTGGACTCAAAGCACATTTCATATAATTGAACGGACCACTATATTTCTCTATTACCCAAGCGTACTCAAGCCACCTGTAGTGAATGTTGTCGAACGATAACGGAAACCACAAAAAAATTCTACGACAACGAACAGTCCCATTAGAATATTCTTCATGATTAATTCTCTTACTCCATCTCATAAATCTACACTCCTACCTGATGCGTCTGCCCGCAAACAAGACTTGTGTTGCAGAACAAAACTACCTACTATACAATCTCTTTCCACTCACCATGTTTTTTATATATGCGTTGTCTTTCCTCGTATCGAGCTACTAGCTTGTCATAATACCCTAAAACTGTAAAAAAATCACGAAATATACTACCGACCCCAGAAATCCAAACCACACGCCACTTTTTACGCCAATCAAAAAGCGATCTCCTATACTCTTCTATTCTATATAAATTTCCATTTTTGGCAATTCTATACTTACATTCAAGCTGTTCCATAAGTTATCTCCAATTTTTTATCCTTTTATAACGGCTAGTGGCTTAAGAGTGGTTGCTGTTTCAACTAAATCATGAATCACCCTCTAGTACTTCCTTATATACTGTAACCACTTCTTTGACTGGCACAACCTCACAACACAAAATTGGATCTTTGTCGTATTCAAATGGACACTCATCTTGAGATTCCGTGGCCCCAATAGAATAAAAAACACTATAATAACGAATAGGATCTTCAACTGTACTAAAAATAAGTTTATAACCTACACTCCACCTTTCGTGAGATACAATTGTATCAGATATTTTTTTGGCAGAATCGTTATTACCGTAAAGAACATTCAACAGAAATTCCTTACTAAATTCTCTCGTCTTGTACTCAGACACAATCTTTTGCTCCTCTTTTATGTTTTTCTTTTGCTTTCAATATTTGCTCTTGAGAAATGGCAGTTAGTAAAGTAGACCAATCTACCGATGAAGTATCCCAATAAAATACCCCACCACCTACTTCATCGGAATAATAAATTCTCCCACCTACACCGTTATCTTTCCAGTAAAGACTATATCCATTTGGCAGATCAACTCTACCTTTTTTTGCATTTCTTGGTATCATTTTACTTTGCTCGCTGTTTTCGCAATGTCATCAAAAAAATTATTAATATCTTCATCCAAAATATATTCAAAAAAAAGCTTAAGACCTTCCTTTTGAGTCGGAGTAGGGTTAGGAGTTCTAATGATATATTCCTTACAATCCTTTTTTGTTAAACCCCATTTTTCAACTAGTTCTCGTAAGCGATCTTTATCTGCGCCTAAGGCGATAGCCTCAAGAACAAGATCCCAAGCTTCAGCCCTATTCTCCGTGTCAATAATCCAGTGTTTTTTTACAAATGGAGAATCAAAGTAATCTGGATCTTTAAGTACAATCGGATTTTTCCCTATAAGAGAACCATTTGTGTGAAGATAGTAACACCAGCGCATTGGTAAACCTCTTTCAATTATTAATTGTGTTTTTGTTTTTTAGTGTACTATTCCCACTCCCACCTATCTCCACGATTAACGAATTCTATATTCTTTCCATTATTTAGAGCAAATTGTACCTCTGTATTACTTGGATCATACCCATTTTCAATTGCATTCTTACAAAATAAATTTGCCCACGATTCTTCCAGTTTTACAATTCTTTTACCGTTCATTCCATAAACTTCACATTTACCAGTTGAGAAAAACAACACACGCTTAATTTTTTGAAGCTTTCCAAATACTAGCTTTTTCACCTTAACTCCTTTTACTTCAGATAGAACAACCTATCAGTATAATCATGTTGTTTTAAATTCTACATCCGTTTTGCCATATATACCTGTCCCAAAACTCTGTTCTTTGTTCTCTTGAAAAATTGGCGTCATTAAGAGCCCTTGTTAAACTTATCTTTCTACCTGTACTTTTTTTAAATTGGTCAACCGAAGAACAGAGACTAACTCCATGACCAATTAAAATATATCTTTCATCAAAAATATCACATTCTGTTATATGAGTAATTGTATTTTTATTACAGTGGACGCTCTCTTCTGCTTTTGTAAGTTTTCGATGCTTCCATTGTACTATAAACAGCCCTTCACCAAGCTCTACTTTCATTTTTTCTCCTTAAACGCAAAAGTCGGGGAGGGGGGCGTTAGGCTTGGCAAAATAGGGGCCGGAAGAAGCGATCCCGGCAACCAAGACCCAACTCACTTTTTTGCCCCCTCCCCAACAACTTGTTCTTTTTGTGTTTTTATCTAAATATCTGAATACTTGATCTTTGTTATTATCCTATGTTTCCCGCGAGTAAACAGCTCTTCTTTAGGGCGAATCACCAATCCTTCAATTGGGCGAGGACACTCGGACACAAGGGACTCAATCTGATCTGCTTTAGTTGCAACCATTTCATCCACGATTCTATTAAGAGTTCCAATAAAAAGAGTGGGAACATATGGAATTCCAAAAAACTCAGCAATATTAATCACATCTTTTCGCCTGAGCCACCAGCCATCTACTTTAACATCAAATAAAATAAATCCGACGTCATTCTGTTTATACAAATCTCCGTATTTTTGAATTCCATGCCCGTAACCTTCTCCGTAAAGTACAATATGTCCACATTTAAACTTGTTTAGAAAATCTAATTGCCTATTTGCAAATAATAGACTTAGCCTACCGATTAACGGCTGCTGGATTTGGCCATTATCATGTCGCCCAAGAAACTGTATGCTAACGCTATCTGGGCCAGTTTTATCCGATATGTCACAAATAATTCTTATGTTTGTTCCATCTATTTTTTCCGTTGCATACCAAATATCAGCATTCGCTAAAAATTCAAGCTCAGGAGAGGTAAATTGTCCAAAAATAAACTTTTTAGTTTCTAGATTTCTTTTGAATATACTTGGAATTTTATGATACTCAGATTTGTATTGCGTTAACAGAACATTCATTTTACAATAACACCTTTCTGCCCACTGTCGCCCCCTGACACTTGTACCCCACAATGGTCAAGTGGTTCCACTTTGTTTGCAAAGGCTTTTCTTTGTTAGTCAGCCCCCTGCCCCCTCTGCTCGTTGCCGTCATCAGAACCAGACTGAGACAACTCTTTTTGGCGTTGTTCCTCAATTTCTTGCGGCGTTTTTCTTCTTCTGGCAAACGGGCTTCCGTAATGATCGAATAAAGCGTCAACGTCACTGTTTGTTAATTCATCTTTAAGTTTTTCTTTTATTAAATGCATATTGACCCAATCGTTCTCATCAAAATCCTTATCATCCAAAAGCATAATAATAGAAAAATCTTTTCCATTTCCTGCACAAGCTATATTACGAGTAGAAAAAAGATCTAAATCCTCATTAGTAACCTTGATTGCACTTCTGTTGCTTTCATGCATCAACTTTATCATTACGCATATAAGAAAATGACACGCTCTTCTAGGATCATCTCGAAATCCACTAATAAAATAATCAGTAGGATCATAATATGCATCTTCATCTTTGCCATCGTTGAAAACTACAGTATTGTCTTTCATTTTTTTATCCTTTTAGGTTGTAATTTTAGTTTGTTATTTTTTAAATATTATTCTATACTCCATTCTCCATTCTCGTCCGCAGCATTATAGCATTTCATGAGCCAACGGGCATGAATACGAGCAGCTTTTCTGGCCTCAGAGTCATTTGACTCACCCGAATATCGTATGGACAATCTACGTAGTCTATGTTTGCCCATACATCCTGGCGAACCATTTTTTAAAGCCAATGGGCACGGAAAACATTTTTCACAGTCAAATCCAGATCTATTTTTCATATATTGGCACAATAGACACAAGCCAAGTTGTCTTGGTGTATTGTTCCAACCAATATCGACGTATTCCTGAAGCCTTTCTAACATAACCGCAATTTGATCGTCTGAGTACCGCATTTAGCTTTTCCTTCGTTTGGACGGTAAGTATAAAGTAAAGCGAACCTGCCAAACAAACAAACTCAAAAACAAACAAATAGAATTGTTCCAATCTCCATTTGTGGCTATGGATATATGTATATGGGGTGTTCCAATTGCATAGGTAACCTCTTCTTCAATTCCATTTTTTTCCTTTAAGAAAAAATAACTATCTACAACAAAATGTGTTTTTCCCCATTCCCCAAATTGTTTGTACATTGTCCTTACCTACTCGTTGAAGTCATTTATGTCTAATGCGGTATCGCGCAACTCCCCATGGATACAACCAAAAAGTCCACCAGTGCCGAAGTAAGCATCACGCCCTTCTGTATCAATATAGCCAAAACCGTCCAGATCAACGTCAGACCAGTCCATAAGATCCCCGGCATAAATGAACTTTTCATTCAAACAACGACCAATATGACTCGGGACAATAAATTTCTCTAATTCCATGTTCCAAAATATATAATTTTCATCATTTTTATCTATTCTTTCCCAAAACTTACAATTTCTACAGAGAACCATGTTGTTTATACTCCTTAAGCACCAAAATGTAGGGAGCAATATTCTCTGAAATCAATATCGCGTTCTCTACATAGCATTTTAATTTTTTGCATTAGATTTGCAAATTCTTTTTCTTTTTCTTTTACTTTACTTTTAAGACTTGGAACAGTTTTCTCCAACAAATCTGTATCGTCTACTAAATCTACGTATCCATCAAAATGAAATGATCCGACTAATAGTTTCTCAACTGTAGATAACCTTTTATCTTTTTTAGATTTAACACTAGAAAACTCATAAACAAAAACACATTTATATTTCATGTTTATGTTATTTTTTATATAGCCACTTATAAGTAGTGTTAATCCATCGGAAATGTTTATACTTATTTCTATTGAATCAAGCATATTCTTTACATTTGTTGTAGCAGAGACAAGATCTTTGGGATATTCCATTCCACGCACACACGCTATACAATACTTCTTTTCCATACTCATGGTCTCGGCCCTTTGAGGTATTCTTTTTGTATATTGTCCCAGTTAAACTTAATAACGTTAGTCATATTGAACATCTGCAATAAATGGATTATTGTTTTCAAGCGTCGAGATAATAAAATCAACCAATTCATCGCTCATGTACCGCCGCTCTACCCCATCCTCTGGTTCACATAATTTAAATTTTTCTATAGATGCAATTGAACTAACTTCCTCTTCTGCAAGTATAGAGTGTTTAACAAATATATAACCCCCAAAAGAACTAAAAACTGGTACTCTTTCTCCACACTGTGGACAAATTGCTGAGTTAAGATAAATATTAAGATATCTCATTTTATTCTTTCTTTTAATTTAAAAGTAATTACTCGCATCGGTTTGTGGCTCCTGTTTCGACCCACGCTCTCCAAGTGCGTTGCACAACGCGGCACAGATTTTAGCCCCGGTTGAAGCGCCCTCGCAGTAGATTGTACCCTGTTCTGTCTTTATCTCGCGCTCATGTAGTTCTTGTAATATATCTTTTTCGGTACTACACGCTTTTGCGCATTCCTCACAAGCAGCTTTCCAGCCAGCCTCATAGGCTTCAAGTCCCTTACCATGCCAGTTGTCCATAAGCCAAGCACAACACTCATCAACATGCCATGTTCCATCGGCCCGTTTCAAACATTCACACATTTGGTTTTTCCTTCACTCAGAGCCTTATCTAAACCCCTCGATAAGCCTCGCAGCGATCATAACCCATATAGACAAAAAAACCAAAAACCAGAAAATAAACTTCCCGCTTCTTTCTCGCCATGAACTCCAAACAAGAGGCACGACGAGAGCGAGGAATAGCATCACATACCCAATGAAAATGCTCATGGTTTAGACCCCATGCTCAAACGGACTGCCACAACAAACCACGCAACAATGACAACCGCGAGACCCAGCATGATCCCGGCCAGCCTTGCACCAACGGAACGGCACACCGACAGGATTAGAGCTAGAAGCAGAACTACGAGCATCACGTACCCAATGTAAGCACTCATGGCTTTCCAGTTCTCTTGACAAGGATATTGACCTCTCGGACAACATACACCCCGCCAGGAGGACACATCGATTGCGCATCCGTTTTCGTGCAGTAAACAGAGGGCAGATTCAGTTGAGCTACAATGCGCACCCTCCCCGTACTCTTCTCGACGACAGCCCAGAATCTACGCCTCATGGCTTCTCCTCCATGACCTCGCCTAACTCTCGTTCATAATGCAAGAAGTCATCTAGGCATTTTTGTTGTAATAGCCGGATTGTTTTTTCCTTGCTGTTTCGACAAGCCCTTACTAGAGCCAAGGCACTCGCCGTACTGGAAGAGATCTTTCTGTTTTTCTCGCGGTCAATTTCCTCAAGCGATGATATCAAAAGTCCGTTGCGTGATTCTAGAGTTACAATAACGCGAAAATCTTTCATGGATTCTGCTCCGACCTGCTCCAAACATTTACTGTAAGAGTTTTGTCGCAACAACCCCAGCCAAAAAAATACAAATACACATACCTAAAACACACTTCGCAAAAGCCAAAATAGTTCTGGACTCAAGCGCATCAATAAGCAAAACCAAAGTCGCAAGCATCAACCCTACAAAAAGCACTTTTTCTATCATGGCTTTTGTTCCAGACCAAACTCCCTGGAGATCGCAAAAGGTGATTCCGACTCCATTTCAGCGAGAACGCGGTCAATCACGTTGTCATTAGTTGGAACGAGTTGTAGCAGCGTCTTTCTTGATGCCTCTCTTGCCACCTCTCGAAAAGCGCGGAGAATGGCATTAAGTCTAGCAAGTTCAATTTCGTACGACGAAAACTCATACTCAATGTACTCTATTTCCTCGTCTAACTTGGCCGCTTTCTGTGCCAAATTCATCGTGGTTTTCCCTCTCCCGCTATCTCGCGAAGAGCGGCGCGAAGACTTAGAACATACTCCACCATACTTTCCTCGGAATTCTTGCTTATAGCTTTTCTTGCGATCTCTTGCAGATGAGCAATTTCAATGCGGAGAGAGGCAATTTTACATTCGTAGTTCGCTCTCCTAAGCGCTTCGCACAATTCGTCACTCATGCCCACTCCTCCGCGTAATCGGGGTGTTTCTTGATCTGCCCTTCGCATTGACATCGGTTCATGCGCGTCTTGAGGTAGCATCCAAGACATCGCGAGTAGATTTTCCCGCACGTTCCACAATGGACAGTCACGCGGAGATCGTACCCGCAGGAACAGGTGTTGGTCGCATCTCCCTGGCCGTCATTCATTGCTTTTCACCCCACTCCCCGTCCGGCGGTTCCAGGCCAATGCCGCTTCTTTTTCGGTTAACCCAATTGGACCCTAGGCACAACAACTTTTCCACGCATTACAGATGACCCGGACACCTTTCTCACCACTCGCTTCGTAACTGAGCGTTCCACTGCTCCCGCAGAACGGGCACGATTTTAGTTTTATTCGATGCTCCATTCCCCGCCCTCGTCGGCGACGTTGAAACAACGCACCATCCAATGAGCATGCTCCCGAGCGGCCTCGCGATGCGCCTCCTCGTAGCGCGTGCCTGCGGCCATGATCAGCTCGCGACGAGCCATCGGGGTGAAGTCGTTACAGCCCCACCCGCCATACACCGGACAGTAGCCGCACCCACTCCCAGGTTTCGGGCCGAACAGATTGCAGAACGGGCACACCTGAAGCGGCTCCACCCCCGCGTTCCACCCGATGTCCACGTACTCCTGAAGGCGAGCACGCATAACCTTGATTTGTTTTTTTGTGTATTTCATTTTACACTTTTAACTATTTCTTTCACAATAGTGACAGCCAGCCCCGCAAAAGAAAGAATACTCAAAATAACAAAAATACTAAATATTGTTTCTCTTGTACTTTTTTTCATGAATTAACAGTCCTCCGGTCGGCTCGTTTCATTAACCATTCAATAAGAGTCCCCAAGTCAGGCAGAACATTTTCTTTTCCATTTTCTTTTTGCCATAATCTATCTGCTTCGGCAGTGCGTTCATGCTGTAGATTCATCAATTCTTCGTATTCAGCAATTTTAATGCGGAGAGAGGTAATCTCATCTTCTAATTCATCGATAATCGGCCCATGCCACCACCGAATGTGACGCTCGAAAATGTCGAATTCCTCAGAAAACATCCCGACCATGCTAACACACTCGAAATTCGCTTTCTTAAGAGCTTCGCGCAATCCGTCATCAATTACTTTTTCTTTTGGTAACTCAAAATTTGAGAAATGTTGTCGTACGATTTCCGCAAGACGCGCAAGCCATTCGTTGCGAGTCATAGTGTGAGCAGTGTCGGTTTCGAGAACGGCATCATGAACGGCATCGGCAAAGGCGTTAGCTCGCACAGGAAGTCTATCGACGTCCAAAAACTGATCTATGTGCGCTATCAACAATAACATCCAATCTCCACGTTTACACTCACGCCACGCAGTCGCAAAATCCGGTTGAGCCTGCGCCCATTCAACAATCTCCTCTGGGACGCCAAAAGATATAAGACGCTTTGACCAATGGCTACTCATTCCGATCTCCTTAATCTTGACACTCATAATTTATCCTCCCCACCGTTCTATTGTTAGTCAGTAGGGAGGAGAGGGCCAAGGAGAGAGATAGAAGAGAAGACTCTATACTGCTACCAGATTTTTTTTCCACTTCTTTTTTTTGTTGGTTACTGATACTTGATCTAGATCAACTCTTGAGTTTGACCTCCAGAAGCCAAATGGACGGTCTCCACCTCGATAAACTGCCTACTGAGCACGACTTAATTTAACTCTAGTTAACTGTTAATATAAATCAAGAAACAAAAAATAGTCCCCGAAATTTTTTTAGGATGAAAGATTTTTTGATTTTAAGTTTGAAAACGCCAATTAGCAGAAACGGGGGGAGTAGGTTCTATAATAGGAAGGGATTGTCTGTCAAGGGAAAGAAAGGGAAAGTTAAGATAAGCGGCGAGAAGGGGTTGAGGGGCCTGGGGCCAGAACAAAAGGAGGGAAGAAAGAAAGGTGTAATGGAGTTATGAGAGGATTTTTGGAATTGAAGCGGGCTGGATGGATAAAAAATGAAACAGGAAAAGAGGGGGAAATTTTTTTAGATGACCAACCCAGGTTGATTTTTAAAGCTTTAAACATGAAACAAATGTTAGCATGGGGGGGGGT